ATGAAGCATCTGATCTTCGCCGCCGCTGCACTGACGCTCGCCATCCCCGCGCAGGCGCAGCAGGTGGTCGGCATCACCGCCGCGGTTCAGAACGACGTGCGGCTGCGCAAGCCCGGCGCGCCCTTGCCGCGGCCGGTGGCGCTGCGCCAGCGGATCGCGATCGCCGACCAGGTCCAGACCGGGGCGAAGAGCCAGCTGCAGGTGCTGCTGCTCGACAAGTCGACGTTCACGATCGGCCCGAACGCGCGGCTGACGATCGACCGCTACGTCTACGATCCCGCGCGCGGCACGCGTTCGATGGGGGCGACGGTGACCCGCGGCGCCTTCCGCTTCATGTCCGGGCGGCGGACCAACGGCGGCAGCACGACGATCAACACGCCGGTGGCGGCGATCGGGGTGCGCGGGACGATGCTCGACGCGGTGGTCGGCGAGAATGCCGTTCTGATCGCAGCGAACGAGCCCCGGGTCGGGCGCAATGTCCGCGGCGACCCCGAAACCGCTTCGCTGATCGTGCTGCGCGGGCCCGGCCGGGCGGCGCAGGGCAATGTCACCCCGGGCGTGATCGATGTCACCGCGGGCGGGCGGACGGTGACGGCCGATCGTCCGATGCTCGCGGTCTATGTGCCCTATCCCGGTGCGGCGCCGATCGGGCCGTTCGTCCTCTCCAACGCCGGGCTGATGCAATTGCAGGCGGTGCTGTTTCCGGCGCTGGCGCAGCGGCTGGGGCTCCAGCCTCCGGTGGACCCGGACCAGACCTTCGCCGCGCCGACCGACTGGACGCGGCCCGGCGACAATGATCCGCGCCCGCCCTTCCGCGACCGGCCGCCGCCGGGCACCTTCGATTCGGACCCGCCGCCGGGATATACGCCGCAAAGCCCCTTTGGCACGGTGCCGAGCCTCCCGCCGCTCGGTCCACGCCCGCAGGGCCAGGGGCCGCGCCAGCAAGGCGGTCCCTCCCGGGTGCAAGACCCCGCAATCGCGCCGCAGGACGATCCCGCCAAGGGACAGGATCCGGTTGCCGCACCGCGCGATCCCGCCCCCGCCGGGAAGCCCGCCGCACCGGACGATGCGCCGCCGCGGGATTCGCTTGCGCCGCCCGATCCGAAACAGGGCCCCGCGCTGGTGGCGCCGCCGCAGCAGAACGATCCGGGCAAGCAAGCCCCCGTCGAGCCGGCCCCGAATCCCAACGATCCGGGCAAGGGCGGCAAGGGCAAGCCCGTCGATCCGCCGCCGCCGCCGCGCTGACGGACGGGGGCGGCTTGAGCGAACGCAATATCCGGCAGGTCTGCATCGTCGGCGGGGGATCGGCGGGCTGGATGACTGCGGCCGCGCTGGCGCATACGCTGCGCGGCAGCTGCAAGGTCGTGCTGATCGAATCCGAGACGATCGGAATCGTCGGCGTCGGCGAGGCGACGATCCCGCCGATCAAATTGTTCAACCAGATGCTCGGCATCGACGAAAACGAGTTCGTCCGCGCCACCAACGGCAGCTTCAAGCTCGGCATTCAGTTCGTCGATTGGGCGCGGCTGGGGCACAGCTATTTCCATCCCTTCGGCCCGTTCGCGCCCGATTTCGATGCGGTGCCCGCGCATCAATTCTGGCTGCGCGAGCGTGCGCGGGGCAACGATACCCCGCTCGACGACCTCTCGATGGCATGGGCGATGGCGAGCCGCGGCCGCTTCGACCGCCCATCGGCGGATCGCCGCCAAGTGCAGTCGGCGTTCGACTATGCCTATCATTTCGACGCCGCGCTCTATGGCCAGTATCTGCGCGGCTATGCCGAGGCGCGCGGTGTCGTCCGGCACGAAGGCAAGGTAGTCGATGTCGCGCTCCGCGGCGCGGACGGCTTCATCGAGCAGCTGACCCTCGACGATGGCCGGACGATCGCGGCGGACCTGTTCATCGATTGCTCGGGCTTTGGCGGGCTGTTGATCGAGCAGGCGCTTCATACCGGCTATGAGGAATGGACCAACTGGCTGCCGTGCGACCGGGCGCTGGCGGTGCCATGCGAGCCCGGCGGCCTGTTCACGCCCTACACGCGCTCGACCGCGCGCGCGGCGGGCTGGCAGTGGCGCATCCCGCTGCAGCACCGGATCGGCAACGGCTATGTCTATTCCAGCGCGCATATCTCGGACGACGAGGCTGCGGCGACTTTGCTTGCCAATCTCGACGGCGCGCCGCTCGCCGATCCGCGCCCGCTGCGCTTCACCACCGGGCGGCGCAAGGCGTTCTGGAACAAGAACTGCGTCGCGATCGGGCTGGCCGCCGGGTTCATGGAGCCGCTCGAATCGACCAGCCTGCATCTGGTCCAGACCGCGATCACGCGGCTGCTGGCGCTGTGGCCCGACCGCGATTTCGACCCGCTGGGCGCCCGCGAGTTCAACCGGATCACCACCGACGAATATGCCTGGATCCGCGACTTCCTGATCCTGCACTATCATCTCACCGAGCGCGACGATTCGCCGCTGTGGCGCGATTGCCGGGCGATGCAGGTGCCCGATCCGCTCCAGTACAAGATCGATCAGTTCCGCAGCGGTGGCCGGCTGATCGCCACCGGCTTCGAGCTGTTCCAGAATCCGAGCTGGCTGGCGGTGCATATCGGGCAGCTCAACTGGCCCGAGCGCTACGATCCGCTGGCCGACGAGCGCGACACCGCGGCGGCGGCGAAGCATCTCGGCGAGCTGCGGCATGCGATGGCGGCGGCGGCCGAGGCGATGCCCGGGCACGGCGCCTATATCCACCACTATTGCGCGGCCCCGCCGCCGGCGGCGGTCTAGCTAGCGCGGCTTGCGGCGGAGCAGGGGATCGTCTAGCGACGCGCCCGCTGCCCCTGTGGTGAAATTGGTAGACGCGTCCGACTCAAAATCGGATTCCGAAAGGAGTGCTGGTTCGATTCCGGCCAGGGGCACCACTCTACAAGCTAAGCGCCTGTGATATCTTCTGTTTCTTCCGGTTGGACAACGGCCAGGGGTCCAAGGTTGGACATTGCGCGGTCCGCGAGTCGGACTCGGTCCGCCTTGGCGCGGTAGTGGGCGAAGGTGGCATCCTTCTTGTGGCCGGTGACCGCCTTGCCCTCCGCGTCGGATGCTCCGCTCTCCGCGATCTGGCGAGATACTGCCTTGCGCAGGCCGTGAAGCGAACAGTGAGGCAGGCCGGCATCATCGCACCATTTGCGCATTCGGTTGCCCAGGCCGGCATCGGTGAAGGGCTTGCCGAAGGTCGTGGTGACGATGAAGCGGATCGGCGCGGCGGGGAGCGCGTCGATCGCCGCCTGGGTGGTGGCGAGGATGGGGACCGAGGCTTCGTTGTTGCCCTTGGCATGGCCGACGATGATCCGCCCGCCCTTCATATGGTCGCGCTCGATCTTGTTGATGTTGCAGCGGCGCGCGGCGGTGTTAAGCGCCAGCTCCAGCGTGAGCCGCGCCATCGTGCCGTTGGCATGCGTCGCGCGATACTGATCGATCTCCGCGTCGGTCCAATCGTGAAAGCCGTCGCCCTCCTTATAGATATCGGTCAGGCCGACGGGGTTGTCGCTGCGCCATTCGAGCCGGATCGCGTGGTTCATCAGGCCCTTCAGCACCTTGCGCAGCACATTCGCCGCGGCGGGCGTCGCGTGCATCTGCGCCAGCACGTTTTCCAGCCAGCCCACCGAGACATCGGCGACGGGGCGTTCGCCGTAGCGCCGCCCCTTCTTGTCGAGCCGATCGGTGAAGCGCTCGAGGATGCGCGCCTGGACGTGCTGGGTGCGCGCTTTCTTCCGGCTCCAGCGAATCGTGGTCTTGTAGCGCTTCACCAGGTCGTCGAGGCTGCGCGGCGTGACCTTGCGCGGCGACTGCACCGGCAGCGGCTTCAGCGGGCCGCGTGCGAGGATTTCGGCATAGGCGCGGTGGAACTCGGCGGTGCCGGACTGGCCGGGCAGATAAGCGCTTGCCCAGCCCTTGCGGCGAAAGCGGTAGCGGATCTTGCCGTGGCGATCGCGCACGGGGCGGACATTGGGGGGCATGTCAGACATCTTCATCGGTCCATTGATCGGGCGGCGGCTCCGGCGGCGCCGATTCGCCGATGATGATCTCAATCCGGCGCTTCTCCAAGTCCAGGACGATGCGCGCGGGAATGCCGGCGGCGACGACCGATTTCGTGGCGCGATCGATATCCGCCTGGGTGATGCGCGCTGGGGCCGTCACGACGGATCGAAGCCGAGCTTCAGGCGGCGCGTCATGAATTCCGTGTGTTCCATGCGGCCGGCTTCGCGGTCTTCGTCGCGATAGCGCTGGATCAGCGCGTTGTGCATGCGGCTCGCCTCGCGGCCCGCCTCGCGCGCTTCGGTGGTTCCCCGCGTACCGTTGCGGGTGATGCGCGCGGTGATCGAGAGGTTCGTCAGGACGCGGCCGCGCTTGGTGGCGCGGTTGTTCCAGTCTGTGTTGTGCTGGGGTTCGCAGAAGAGCTGGTTGGCGACGTTCGGCTCAAAGAGCTTCAGGCATTCAGGACAGGGGCGCGGCGCCCAACCGCCGGCGTTGTGGCCGGGCAGCCGGTTATGGCCCTTCTGCGCGATCTGAGAGCCGCCTTGTAACAAGGGGGCTTTGCCGGGTTCGTCGGCAGCCTTCACAGCAGCGCCGCCTGCTTGGCGGGGCGGGCAGGTTCAAATCGAGCCTGTGGTTGGGCGCTGCCCTGCCCCGCGGTTGCGGTGGGGGTTTGGGCTACATGGGCGCCTCCTTCGTTGGCCACATTCGGGGACGATCGGGCCGCGCGTTCGGCGCGGGCCTGTTGGTTTACGGCGTGGCAGAACAGGATCGAGGGGGTGTCGCCGATCGGAATCGGAGCGAAGTGGCGCGCGAGGGTGGCGAGGCGTGCGGCGTGCTGGGCGAGGGCGCGGTCGCTCGGCCGGGCTGCGGCGAGGCGGGCCGCGGAGACCGGGGCGAGCGCGAGATCGGCGCGGATCTCGGCGATGGTGGCGGGGAGTTCGTGGGGCACATCCTCGCGGGCGATGATGAAGCGCAGGATCGCGACCAGCGCGCGGGCGACGCGATCGCGGTTGTCGGCCTGGGCGGGGGTGATGCGGGCAGCCTCCACCGCCTGCGGATCGCCGGCGCGGCGATCGGCGTGGAGGCGCGCCGCGGCTTCGGCCAGATCGGGCCAATCGTGGAAGGGGGGATGGGCGGTTTCTATCACCAGTTGCCCCCCTGCGCTTCCCCGCGCGCGCATGCCGCGCGAATATCTGCCGCTTCGGCATTGTCGCCATAATCGGAGTCTCCGCAGCGACGGCATGCGTGGACGGGTACCGAGCAACCGCAGTCGCGACCGATATCGCAGCCAGCGTTCCGTCCGCCAATGTGCTGCATGTCGCATCCTGCGATCCGGCACGGGGCGGCAGCGATCGCGCGTTCAATCTGAGCAACGCGCTCATTGGCTTCGGCAAGTTCGTCTCGGAGCAGGGTCACGCCGCTTGGGCCTCCGCCATTTCGCCGGTGCAGAGTTCGGGCAGGTTGGCGCGGACGAGGGCTTCGGACATGGCGGGGCAGACGCTATTGCCGATCATGCGGATCTGCGCGCTCTTGCTGAGCGGCTTGCCGTTGGGGCCGATCGGATCGAGGATGTAGCGCGCCGGGAAACCCTGGGCGTTGGCCAGCTCGCGCGGGCTGAGCATGCGCATGCCGATATCGACGATGACGTAGGTCACCGCGTCGATCGTGACGGTGACGACGGCAAAGCGCGCGAGGCTGGTGATCGCGTGCAGCGGCTGATCGAGCGCCTGGCCGTGCTGGGCCGCGCCGTAATATTTGATCAGGAAGGCGGCGACCCTGACCGCGCTTGCCATCAGATCGGGCGGCAGCACTCCGGCATCGATCATCGTGGTTTCGACGAGCCGTTGGGTGCAGCCCTTGCCAACGATCGTCGATACGCTCTCGCGCATGTCGTGGCCGATCAGGCCGGTGTTCGCCTGCTCCATGTGCGCGGCAACGACGGCGTGGTGCTGGCCTTCCGCGGTGACGGTCTTGGCGGGCGCATGCGGATCGCCCTGCCCGCCGTTGGTGTTGCTCGTGTAGAAATGGCTGAGAAAGGTGGCGACTGCGGCGTGGCGTGGCGCGCCTGCCATTACCGCGTCGAGCGGATCGGTGGCTGGCCTGCCCCTGCTGTTCTCGCTGAACTTCTCCAGGTGCGCGGTGACGAGGCCGTGCTTGAGGCCTCCGGCGACGATCGTGCCGAGGGGCGCGGTGATATTCAGCGACCGGGGGGATTGCCCTTCGCGCTCGCCATAGCCCATCTGGACCATCGTCGCGGCGACTAGGCAGGCATCGGCCTTCGCAGTTATGGTGGGGTAAGGCCCGCGCACATCGACCGGGCCGCTCTGTCCGCGCCGTCCGCCGCAGCCGACGACGACTGGCACCAGCACCGCCTGGGCGAAGGCGAGCGGCTGGGCGCCGGCGGGGCGCGCGGGATTGCCGTTGGCGGTGACCGTGGGCATGGCCTCGCGCAGATCGAAGCCGATCGCGCCGTTGCGGAACTTGGTGCCGAAGGGCGCGAGCGTGACGCTGACCGCCGCCAGCTCGCCGCCCTTCGCCGTGGTGATCGTGCGGAGCGGATCGCCGATGCTGTGGGCGGTGGGGCCGTTGCTGGTGTGGGTGATCGGCACCACGCTGGCGCCGATGCTGGCCAGTTCGCCGCGGTGCGCGCCGGTGATGGTGACGAAGGGCTCGCCGCCCGGATAGACCCGGCTTGGGGCGCCGTGATGGGTCAGCGGAACGATGCCGGCATCGACCAGGCCGTATTCGCGCTGGGCGGTGGACGTGCGCAGCGGATCCTGTGGATCGAAGACGCGCGCGGCGCGGGTGTTGGTGAAGGCCGTTCCGACGATGAAGGGCGAGGCCGCGTTGACGACGTAGCGCATCACGCCGTGGGCGATGCGGCGGTGGGTGGCTTCCTTCAGCTCGCGCTTGCGATCGAAGATCGACGGGCACGGGATGCTCCAGTCGATGCATTCGGCGGCGGTGCGCCATGGCAGGCGCTGGCCGGAGAGGACTTCGGCGGAGCCCGGCTTGCCGTGCGTCTGGGTCGGCCAGACGATGCGGCGCCCGTCACGCCGGGCGATCAGGTAGAGCCGCTTGCGGCTGGTGGGAGCGCCGTAATCGCAGGCGCGCAGCTCGCGGTGCTCGACCTTGTAGCCGAGGCGCTCGAGCCTGCGCAGCCACAGGTCGAATTCCTCGCCGCGGCGTTCCTTGATCGGCATGCCTTCGGCGTCAAGCGGTCCCCATTGGCGGAATTCCTCCACATTCTCGAGCATGATCACCTGGGGCGCGCCGATGCCGTTCGGCGTGGCCTTGCGCAGGCGCTCGCCCCAGTGCGGCACGATGCCGGCGAGATCGCGGATATTCTTGTCGCGCGGCTTGCCGCCCTTGGCCTTGCTGTGATGCTTGCAATCGGGCGAAAACCAGGCGAGCGCGACGGGCGCGCCGCCGGTCGCCTCGAGCGGATCGATTGCCATGATCGACTGGCAGAAGTGCCGGGTGGCCGGATGATTGGCCAGATGCATGGCGATGGCTTCGGGATCATGGTTGATCGCGACGTCGATCGCGCGGCCGATTGCGGCCTCGATGCCGGTGGACGCACCGCCGCCGCCGGCGAAGCTATCCACGACGAAGGGGCTGCGGGTCTCGGCGCGGGGCTGGGCGGGATCGAGGAACATCAGTCGGTTTCTCCGAGCAAGGCGGCATTGCGGGCGTAGACTTCAGTGGCGGTGACGCGCGGCGCGGGGGCGGCGGCGTCGGCGGCGAAGGTGGAGGCCTTGATCATCAGGCCGGTGATCAGCGCCGAGTCGGCGGCTTTGCGGGCCTGGGCGAGGCGGGCCTTCAGCCAGCCGGGGACCGCGGCCCAGCAGCGCGCGCAGAAGGTGTCCCTCGGGTGCATGCGGCGGGCGCAGCCGCGGCGGCGGCATTCGATGGTGTGGCTGCTGTGGCGGCGCATCAATCGAACACCAGCAGGGCATCGGAGAGGATCAGCCAAATCACGATCGCCTCGATCGCGAGGGCGACGGCAATCTGGCTGACGGTGCGGAGGCGGTGCCGCGGCGGGCGCGGGGCGATCATCCGAACCAACCGCCGAAGGCCATGCCGAGCAGGATCAAAGCGCAGCTGGCCATGGCGAGCAGGTCGTTGCGGTCTACGGCGCTGGCGGCTCGGCGCTCGGCGCGGGTGCGGATGATGGGAGTTGGCATGGTCGCCTCCGATGGTTTGGAGGCGATATGCGATAATCGCAAACTATGGTCAACAAAGGATTTTGCGCTTATCGCATACTTGACTAATCCCTGAGCCGCGTGTTCTTTATCTGTTCCGTTCGCCGAGTCGCGGTGGGAGATTGCGTTGCTTTATCGGGTCGTAGTTTGTGGAAGGTCGTGCGGACCGTGGCGGGGCAGAAAAAGGCAGGCGGAGGATGATGCTGTCGCAGCCGGCTGGGGAGAGCGCGACGAGAGTGGACGCCTGTACCTTGATGCTTTGGCGAATATGGAATGGCAGCGTGAAGACGATTTCAGGCTGAGCGCCTAGGCGGATCCTTGGTCACGTAGAGGATCACGCGACCTTCTATCACGATCGGCTCGGCCCCTAGTAGGATCTCGCGGTGGGCAGGGTTGCTCGAGCAGGGCACCAGGCGTGCCGGCCCCTCCTGATATTCTTTGAATGTCGTTTCACCATCAGCGGTTCTAACTACGTAGCGAAATCCCGGAAACAAGCTTTTGTCGGCGGCGTCGATGACGATGGTGGAGCCGTTCTTGACGATCAGGTCCATCGAATCGCCCTTCACGGTCAGGCCATAAGCGGAGGGCGGCAAATCCGGATCGCTCACCAGCATTCGGCGACCGCCCTGCTGTTCCTGTGGTTGGAACGATCCGGCCGGCACGTCGCCCAGCCAAGGTATGCTCTTCACAGGCAGCCGGTCCGCATCCTGATCCGGCGGCGCGAGTTCGGCGCGGATCGCATCCAACTCAGCGGGCCTGAACTGCCTTTTGCCGTTCAGTGCCTTCGATAAATAGTTCTCATTCATGTCGATTGCTTGGGCCAGATCGCGCTGGCTCATGTTCCGACGTTCAAGCTCAGCTAGGATTTCGGCAGGTTTCATCCCGCTAGGTTGAGCAACCGTGCGATTATCGCAATTTCGATTATCGCAAATTTCCGCTTGCGCATGGTTTGCGATTTTCGCATATCGCTGCCCATGGAAACCGTATCGGAACGCATCATCGACGCCCTTGGGGGCACAACGGCCGTCTCGCGCATGTCCGACGCGCCGATTTCCACCGTTCATAGCTGGCGGAAAAACGGCATTCCGCGGTCGCGTCTCGCCCACCTTCGCTTGATTGCCGAGCGTGAGGCAATCCGCCTGGATTGGGATACGGGCCGCTCGCTGAGCGGCGGCGATGGCGATACCGCTGATCATGCCGCAACCGATACGACCGCTGAGGCCGCACTGTCATGACGAAGTGCGGGCTGATCACGCATTCCCATACGAAGCGGCGCACCGCCGCGGCGCTGGCCGCGCTGAAGGCGAGCCGCAGCTTTTCGAACGCCGACATGGGCGACGCGATGGGGTGTGGCGAGGGGACGGTGCGCAACCGCCTGGAAAGCGACGACCCTTCGCATCAGATGACGGTTCACGAACTGGTGCGGCTGACGCAGGCGCTGGGGAGTAGCGTCGCCAATGCGATCTTCGCCGACATCGGGCACCAGCTGGTGCCGGATGTGCACGACAGCGCGGCCGATGCCCTGGGCGCGGCCGGGGCATCCGCACGATGCACCGCGGCGCTGATCGAGGCGGCGCCCGGCGGGATCGACCGCGCCGAAGCCCGCAGGCTGCTGCCGCTGCTTGAGGCGCAGGACGCGCTGATCTCGGGGATGATCGTGCACTGCCGCCACGTGCTGGCGGGAGAATGACGATGGTTCGGATGTATCTTCCTGCACGGGTACCCACTGAAGGCGCGCACCGGCTCGCCTGGATGATCGGCACCGCGCCCGATCCCGCGGCGACGATCGTGGCGCTGGAAGAGCGGATCGGCATCAACATGGTCGATCGGCTGCTCGCGGGCGAGCTGACTCCCGGCAGCACGATGGGCGTGCATCTTGCGCTGGCGAGCCGCGGCAAGATCGTTCCCCGCATGTTTTACCGTCCGACGGGACTGCGCTGGGGCGAGGCGCCGCGCGGGTTCGCGGTGCCGCGATCCAGGGGGGCGATGCGCGCGAGCGAGATGCCGCTGCCCGAACAACGGGCGCACTGAGCAGTGGCCGGGGAGATCAATCATGCTTGATGCGGAAGGCATCATCAGTTGGGTGCGCGGCGCGAAAGCGGGGGACTGCGCGGTCTATGCGCGTGGCGAACTGTTGCCGCGCGCAGTGGCGGCGGTAGCGCGACGGATGCAGGAGCAGGGGCTGGTGGCCCTCACGCACCGGCGCGAGCCGGACACCCGCGTATTTCAACATCTCATGCAGCGGCAGGAGAAGCCCTATGCGGTCGCGCGCGGGCAGCGGCGCGGGCGCAATTACGGGCCGGCGACCGCCGAGACGGTGATCCTGCGGATGATCGCTGAGGCGATCCGGCTGCGGCAGCCGTGCCCAACCAACGCGGAGTTCGCCGAGGCGGCGCTGCTCGCGGGCGCGGACTCGGCCTCGTACCGGCTGCGCAAGCTGATCGCGGCGGGAAAGATCGTGCTTTCCGACGGCGGGCCGAAGATGCGGCGCGTGGCGACGATGGTCGAGAGCGGGCTTTCGACGGCGAGCGGACCGCTGTGAGCGCGCGCATCGGCCATCGGGGGAGCCGGAGCCGGGGCGTGCGCGAGCCGATCGCGGCGCAGCTGGCCGAGATAGCGGCGCTGGAGGCGAAGGCGCGGCTGGAATTGACCCCCGAGGAATCGGATCGGCTGAAGCTGCTCCAGCGGCGGCAATATGTGCGCGAATGGCAACGGGCGATCAAGCCTGCGGCATCGCCCGAGGAAGCCAGAGCGGCGCTGCTCTTGCGGCGCAACAGGGCGCGGATCCGGCAATGGCGGGCGACCGAAGAGCTCGACGAGATCGCGCGGCAGCTCGACGGCCTGCGACAGACCGCGGGCTTGCCGGTGCGGGCGCGCGGCGGGGCGGCAAAGCGGATGGACGAGATCATTCGGCTGACGCGGCGGCGCGCCGAGCGCGGGCTGAGCGTGGAAGAGAGCGAGCGGCTGGGCGCGCTGATGGCGATCGTGCGGCGCAAGCCCTGCGCGGAGATCCGGGTGAAGATGGCGCGGCTCAAGGCCGAGTTCGAGATTTACGAAGATGTGGTGATCGGGCGGGCGGGGCGCGTGGATTACGATGCGCCGGTGCTCGAGCTGATCGAGGGCGGGGATGGCTGGAGCGCCAGGGCCGAATCGACGGACCTGGCGCGGGAGGCTGCGTGATGGCGGATCGGCCGATCATCTTTTCCGCGGGGATGGTTGGCGCTCTTCTGGCCGGCCGAAAGACGCAGACGCGCCGACTATCCGCGTCGCCGCTGCGGCGGTGCGCAGCCGGTGACCGCCTTTACGTGCGCGAAGCCTGGAAGCCGGTTCATTCTGGCGACCCGTCGCGTGGCGCGCGGTACAGGTTCGACGCCGGTAGAGACCAAACAGTTTGGCGTCCCTCAATCCACATGCCGCGCTGGGCCTCGCGCCTGACCTTGATCGTAGAGACTGTTCGTCTCGAGCAGCTGCGCGAGCTTTCGGCGCTCGATGCACGGGCCGAGGGAGTGGAGCGCGACGGGGGCGACTGGCGGAACTATGGGACCGGCGCCGAATGCCTTTCGGCGATTGAGAGCTATGCGACGCTCTGGGATTCGCTTCACGATAAAAGCGGCGAGCGCTGGCGGGATAACCCGGCAGTCGTCGCGCTTATCTTCCGCGTCGAGCACGGCAATATCGATCGGGTGCCGCATGGCTGAGCGCTCCGCGATCGAATGGACCGATGCGACATGGACGCCGATCCGGGCGCGGCTGCTGAGCGAGCCGGCGCGGGTGGGGTGGCATTGCGAGCATGTCAGCGAGGGATGCCGGCATTGCTATGCCGAGGGGATGAACAAAAGGCTCGGCACCGGGCTGGATTTCAAGCCGGGGCATCGCCGCGATATCGAGATGTTTCTCGACGAGAAGATGCTGGTAGCGCCGCTCCGGTGGCGGAAGGGGCGGCGGGTGTTCGTCTGCTCGGTGACCGACCTGTTCGCCGATTTCGTAACGGACGCGATGCTGGACGCGATGTTCGCGGTGATGGCGCGCTGTTCGCAGCATTTGTTCCAGGTGCTGACCAAGCGCAGCGAGCGGCTGCGGACATACTTCGCCGATCTGCCACGACGGCAGCATGATCTAGGGTGCGATAGCGGTCTCGACTTCGTTGACTTTCCGTTGCCCAATGTCTCGCTCGGCGTGTCGGTGGAGGATCAGCGGGCGGCGGATGCGCGGATACCCGACCTGTTGGCGACGCCGGCGGCGGTGCGGTTTCTTTCGTGCGAGCCGTTGCTAGGGGCGGTGGACCTGGCAAGCATCGACGTCGATGGCTGGCACGAGGTCTTGCCTCTCGGTGCGGCTTGGTTGGGGCGCGACGGCGCTGATGAAGTTGATCAGCCCAAAATCGACTGGGTGATCTGCGGCGGCGAGAGCGGGCGCGGGGCGCGGCCGATGCATCCGGGCTGGGCACGAACGCTGCGCGACCAGTGCGCGGCGGCGGGGGTGCCGTTCTTCTTCAAGCAATGGGGGGAGTTCCGTCCCTATCGATCCGAGCTCGACGACTTCACGAAGAATGATCCGACTGGAGAGTCGGGCACCAACGGCGCGCGGCATGTTCTGAACCAAGGCGAGCAGCCCGGCCCGGAGAACATAGTGATTCGCGTGGGTAAAAACGCTGCTGGCCGTCTGCTCGATGGCGTCGAGCACAATGGCATGCCGCCGGTGCAATCGTGACGCTGGGGGGGGGGCACGGCGACCGGGAATCCGGGGCGGCATATGCGGGGAGCGGCGCGCGAGGAGTCGCTGACCTGGGCGCGGAACTGGCGGGTGCGGATGCGGCCGGTGTTCGATGCGCTCTATCCCGAGACGGTCGATCCGACGCGCTGCGGCGCTTGCGGGCAGCGGCGGCGGGAGCGCGACAGGTGACGGCGCTAAGCGGGGACGCGGATATCCCAGATCGCGGCGACTTCGATCGCCGCCGCCTCGATATAGCCGGCAACGGCCTTGGGAGCGCTCCCGACGAGCCAGTGCGACCCGAACTGGGTGGGCTCGGGCGTCGCGGTGATGTGAATTTCGGGGATCGTGGTCCCTTCGCTCGCGGCATCGGCCGCTGCCTGCGCGCGGCGCCGGATTTCCTCTTCGATCTGGTCCTCGGTTTTGATCAGGTGTGCCATGCGGGCCGAAGTGGTCGTTTCGCGCCCGTACTTCAAGGGTGCGGGATATGACCGGCCAGAACCGATCGACGGCAGTGATGCAGCGGCGGAACTCGGCGCCGGACAGCCTCGATTACTTCCCGACGCCGCCGTTTGCGACGCGGGCGCTGCTCGAGTTCCTGGCTTCGATCGGCGAGCCGCTGGGCGAACTCTCCGCATGGGAGCCGGCGTGCGGGGAGATGCACATGGTGCGGCCGTTGCGCGAGGCGTTCGCGGATGTGCGGGCGAGCGATGTTCAGGCTTATGGCGCCTTTGCTCCGATGGGCGGCGGGGATGCCGCGGGGCATGAGCTGCTCGACTTCGCGCTGCTCGGCCGATTCGAGCCGCAGGTCGATTGGGTGATCACCAATCCGCCGTTCAAGCTGGCCGAGGCGTTCATCGCGAGCGGCCTGGCGGTGGCGCGGCGCGGGGTGGCGATGCTGGTGCGCAGCGCGTTCCTGGAATCGGAGGGGCGCGGGACGCTGTTTCGCGAGACGCCGCCCGATTGGGTGCTGCAGTTTCAGGAGCGGGTGGTGATGCTGAAGGACCGGCTGATCCGGCGCGGCGCGATCGATCCGTTCCATGACGTGCCCGGCGCGAAGGCGAGCACGGCGACGGCCTATGTCTGGCTGCTGTGGTTGCCGGCGGGGAATGCGCCGCGCGAGACGCGGTTGCGGTGGATCGAACCGTGCATGGAGCGGCTCGAGCGGGCGGGGGATTATCCGGATTATGCGCAGGCGGGCGAGGTGGCGGCGGCGCCGTTGTTCGGGGCGCTGGCTTCGGGGCCGTTCGAGGGGGTTGTGGCGTGAGCGGTGGCTGGAAGGGCAAGTGGCGCTGGTATCTCGGCAGCGACGAGCATGACGACGAGATGTGCCAATGCGACTCGCGCGAGACGGCGATCGCGCAGGGCGTGCGGGAATGGCCGATCGGGGAGAGCTTCTGGATCGTCGAAGCGCGCATGCATTTGAAAGACGAAGCGAAGCTCGGCGACACGATCGACGCGGCGCCCTTCGCCGAGACGCGCAACGGGTGCTGGATCGAAAACATTGCGCCGGAGGCCGTGGCCGAGGGAGCAGCGGCGTGAGCGCCTCGGCCGCACTTCGTCGCGTCGGGATGGCGGCGCTGGGCACGCTGACGGATGCCCAGATCAAGGCGGACCCGGCGGGGGCGATGCTGCTGGCGATGGACGCGATGCGGGCTGCTCTGGCTGCGCGGGATCGCTTTGCCGGCGGCGGCAAACCGATCCCACCCTGATCCCTTCGCGCCTCCGCGCCTTCGCGTGAACCAATTGCCTGTTCTTTGACCCGTGTTTTCCGGGGGATTTCGTGCCGCCATCGTGTGCCAGTTTGTTATCGCCGATGGGGCAGGCGGCGCTGCAATATGTGCGGCGCGGGTGGCCGGTGTTCCCTTGCCGGGAGCGCGACGAGCATTGGGTGAATGCCGCGAAGAAGGCCGGCGTTTTCAAGGCGAAGGCGCCTTATGGCGGCAAGGGGCTGAAGGACGCGACGTGCGACGAGGCCCGTATCGTCGCTTGGTGGAAGCAGCATCCGGATGCGATGATCGGCGTGCCTATGGGGGTGAACGGGTGCTTCGCGCTCGATTTCGATCCGCGCGTCGAGGAAGACGTGGATCCCGAGACCGGCGAGGTAACCGGCACGCGCGAGTTCACGCTCGAGCAATTGAAGGCCGAGCTGGAGGCGATGCTGGGGGTGGCGCTGCCGCCGTCGCTGACGGCGATCACGCAATCGGGCGGGGTGCATGTCTGGTATCGCCAGCCCGACGATGGCGAGGCCCCGATCCGGAATCGGGGCAATCTGCCCGATCATGTCGATGTGCGCGGCGAGGGCGGTTATGTGGTGGGGCCGCCGAGCCTGATCTATGACGATGACGGCGCCGAGAAGGGGCGGTATCGCTGGCTGGGGCGCAGCGGCGACTGGCGCGACGATGCGGCGATCGCGGCGGCGCCGGCCGAGCTGATCGCGGTGCTGCGGGCGCGGAAGCAGCGCGTGGCGGCGCCGGCGGCGCCGCGTCCGGCCGCGGGCGATCCTTCCGCCGCGCTCGCCCAGGCCGATGACGACGTGCGCAAATATGCGCTGGTCGCGCTCGACGGCGAATGCCGCGAGATCCGCGAGGCGCCATCGGGGCGGCGCAATGCCCAGCTGAACACCAGCGCGCTCAAGGTCGCCTCGCTGGTCGCCGCGGGCGCGCTGGAGGCATCGCTCGCGCGGGCGATGGTAGAGAGTGCGGCGCGCGCCAATCCGGGCGACGACGACGATCGGCAGCTGATCGCGACGATCGACAGCGGATGGACCGCCGGGCTAGCGAGCCCTCGCGATCTCTCAGAGATCGCGGCCGCTGCGCGTTCCCGCAGGGAACGCGGAAACCGCGCCGGACCTCCGCGCGCCCGCGCGGCCCCGCGCCCCGCGCCCGCCGCGCCCGGCGATGCAAAAGAAACCGAACCCTTCCGGGGCGGAAGGGCGGATGGCTTGCCAATCCTGGGGGTGGCGGAGGTCGAGCGGTTCAAGCGCGCCTCGGCGGCATGGTTCGAGCGGCGATGCGAGCATGTCGAGCTGGCCAAGGCCGCGATCGAGCGGCTGGCGTTCAGCGCGGGACGGCGGATCGCCGGGGGGCTGCTCGACGAAACCGCAGTGAAAGAGGCGCTGTGGGACCTCTACGGCGAGCATGTCGCCGACGTGCAGCATGCCGATATCGACCGCGCGATCGGCGACGGGATCGCGCGCGGCTTCGATCCCGAGCCGCTGCTGCTGGCGATGAAGTGCAGCGGCTATCCGCTGACCGCTTTCGGGATGGCGGAGCGATTCCGCGACCGCTTCGGCATGAACTTCCGCTTCACCACCGCGACGGGCTGGCTGGGATGGGACGAGCGGCGCTGGAAGGTGCTCGACCAGGACGAGAAAACGCCGCCGGCCGAAGTGATCGGCGCGGTTTGGGACACGGTGCGGGCGGTGCAGGAGGAGGCCCGGCTCGTGGCCGACACTGGTGTGCGCTGGGGGCTGGTGACCGAGGGGAAGCAGAAGCGGCTCGACCTGCAGGAGGGCAATCCGCACGGACTCGATAAGTGGATTCCGAAGGGCAAGGATTTCGAGCTGCTATCGTCCAAGATCGCGGTGTTCGGGCGGCAATCGGAGACTTCGGGCCAGCCGGCGTCGATCGCGCTGCTCGCCCGGCGATGGCTGACCTTGCCCTTCGCGGCCTTCGACAACGATCCCTATGCGCTCAACGTGATGAATGGCACGCTCCGTTTCTCTCGCGAGACCTTGCCCGATGACACGGTGATCGCGCGCGTCGAGATCGAGCCGCATAGCCGCGAGCAGCTGAACACCAAGCTCTCCCCGGTCGAATACGATCCCGACGCCACCTGCCCGCTGTATGACGGGATGTTCGAATGGGCGCAGCCGTTGCCGGCGATGCGGCGCTATCTGCACCAGGTCGGCGGCTATGCGATGACGGGCGATCCCGGCGAGCAGAAGCTGTGGTTCTGGTATGGGCGGGGGCGCAACGGCAAGGGGGTGACGATCGAGAGCTGGTCGCACGTGACCGGCGACTATGGCGATTCGATCCCGATCGAGAGCTTCACCGAACAGGCGATCAAGAAGCGCGGAGACTCGGCCTCGCCCGATCTCGCCAAGCTGGGGGGCGTGCGGCTGCTGCGCGCATCCGAGCCGGGGCGCAACGAGCGGCTCAACACCGGGCTTATCAAGTTCGTCACGGGAGGCGAGCCGGTGCCAGTGCGCAACCTGCACCGCGGCTTCTTCAATCTGGTGCCCAAGTTCAAGCTGATCATCAGCGGCAACACGAAGTTCGACATTCCCGACACCGACGACGGGATATGGGGCCGGCTCAAGCTGGTCTCGTGGCTGCGCAATATCGACCATCCCCCGCCGAATTCCGAGGGCTGGTGGCCGAAGAAGGACCTTCACCTGGTCTCCAAGATCAAGGCGCGGGAGGGGCCGGGTGTGCTCAATCGCCTGATCGAGGGCCTGCTCGACTATATGACCAACGGGCTGATCGAGCCCAGCGAAGTGACCGAGGCGACCACCGCCTATCGCGAGGGGAGCGATCCGCTCGCCCGCTTCCTGAAGCTGTGCGTGGTCGAGGATGCCGAGAGCAGCGTCCCCTCGTCGCGGCTCCACGATGTGTTCGTCGCGTGGTGCAAGGCGGCGGGCGAGAAGGAGTGGTCGAACAAGGGCTTCTCTAAGGCGCTGGAGGAGAAGGGCTTCGAGAAGCACCGAAGCGACGGGATGAAGTGGCGCGGGCTGCGCCTCGTCAAGGATGTCGGCGATTTCGTGGGCGAGGACGGCAAGGTGCGTTCCGGCGGGGCGGACCCCGGCATGCTCGACGACGCGCGGGCGCCGCCCGAGGATTATGGTCCGGTGCCGGGGTTCGACGACCTTCCGCCCTGACAATGCTTCCGGCTCGGAAGGGTGATGGAACGATGCCGGAAGGGGAAAGGCGCGGATTTGCGCGGGGTCGGAAGGGTTGGAAGGTTTGTCGCGATGTTTCTGCATGGGTGTGTGCGCAGGCGCATGTGCGCGAGGCAAATAGCATGACAATCGTTCCGATCCTTCCAACCCTTCCATAAAGTTTAGAATAGATAGGTTTGCCAATGTCTTATGATCGTACAGCTTCAGGAAGGGTTGGTGACGAAGGTTCCGGCGACGGAAGCTTGCCGAGTGATGTGGTTGAGCAACTGGAGCGTGAGCTTGCCACCTTCGAGATGGTAGAGGAGCGGCTCGTCGAAGCGTGGGGATTGATGATGCGCTTGCCCGATCGGGAGCGCGGATGGCAGCGGCTCGCCGCGGCATGGCCCGACGTGCGGCGGCACAATAGCTTCGGCGACTATGGCGACATGGAACCCGACGCTCGGCCTAAGCAGCCGGGTCTGCGCTCCGTTGAAGTGGATCGGATGGAAGAGGCGCTGGGGTGGGTCGATTGGGTGCCGCCGCAGCATCGGACCTTGATCGGCGTCGTGCTCGCCCAGCTGCAGCGCGCCGATCGGCCTGAATGGGAGTGGATCGCCGCACGGATTGAGGGTCGGCCCGAGCCGGATGCCTGCCGGATGCGCTACAATCGATCGATTACGCGCATCTGCGAGCGGCTAAACGGCGCGGAAATCCGTGGGGTAGAGGGTGTCAAGGGGTAGAATGTGCATGTCCCTATCCCATGAGATGTTCGCCAAACGCCGGTTTTGGGCTATCCAGCCGATAGCCTTGGGGCATCCGCGCGTCGCGGCCCTGCAGGGGGGGCTTTGGGTCCTTCCTGGCGCCCCAGCGTATACGGGGACCAAAGGCGCAGACGTTGCGAATTTGGCGAAATTTTCGGCGGCTTCCTCTTGTTCTTTCGGTTTTGGTCGCGATGCGCGGTAATCTCGCCGATCTGGCCGCGACTGGGCTGGCCTCTGAGCCGACGCTTCGGAAGTGGATCTCGGCGCAGCCGGATCAGCGGTGGATCATCAAGCGCGGTTCGAACGGCGACGCGTACGAAATTGACATACCGCTCGCGATCGCCGCGTGGCGTGCGGAAGAGGATCGCAAAACCGATGAGGCTCGGAAACGGGCGTTGGACCTTAAGCAACTTGGCCTGGATCTGGGTCTCGGCGAGGTTGCCGCTGGGTCGGAAGGCTTCTCGATCGCGGAGCGCAAGGCGCTGCTCGAGGAAGAGCTGGTCGCGATCAAGCTCTCGGAAAAGCGCGGCGAGCTGGTGCGGCGAATCGAAGTCGAAGCGACTTTGGCGGACGTGCTGACGCGGTTCCAGCAGCGCGGCGCGACATTCTCAGCCCGCCTCGCGAAGCGGATCGACCTGACCCGCGCGCAACTGACCGCAATCGACCGAATGATGGAAGCGGACCAGGCCGAACTGGCCGACATGCTGGAGAATTGGAGAGCGGAAGGTGGCGACGGCAGCGACGATCCCGCCGCCCAGGTGGAAGATACCGCCGTTCCAGACGGGGCCTGATCTGCTGCGCCGGGTGGCGCATCATTACCGCCCACGAGAAAAATTGAGCCTTGCGGACTGGTCGGTCCGGCATCGCGGCTATGATCCGGAGACGCTGCCGTGGCAGCTCGAGGTGATGGCGGCGCTTTCGGACCCGGCAACCTCGGAAGTGTTCATCATGAAGCCCGCCCAGTGCGGGGCAACGACGATCGGCGCGAATTGGGCAGGGTGGATCATCGATACCGATCCTTCGAACATGCTGATCTGCCAGCCCGACCGGAGCATGGCCGACAAGTTCGTTAAAGGCCGGCTCGACCCGATGATCGAGAGCACGCGGGCGGTGAAGTCCAAGCTGCAGCCGTTCGCGAATGCCAATAACCAATGGATCAAGCTGTTCCGCGGCATGATGCTGACGACGGTGTGGCCGGTGGCGTCGCAGTTCACCCAGGTCGATATCCGGTTCGGTTGGCTCGACGACTTCGACCAGTACGACGACAATATCGGCGAGACAGGCGGCGAGGGCGGGCAAGGCTCGGGCGTCGCGCTGCTCGACGGCCGCTTTATTTCGTACGAAGGTCGCGAGAAGAAATACGTCTCTTCGTCGCCGGCGAAGGACGAGAAGAGCGGAATAGAGGCGTTCGTCGCCGATGGGACGGATGAGCGGCTTTGGCCGGAATGCCCGCAGTGCCAAGAGCGGTTTGAAATCGATTTCCAGCGTGATCTCAAGTTCGATGCCTCGGGATCGGCGGACCTGGCCGAGCAGACCGCGCACGTCGTGTGCCCGGTCAATGGCTGCGTGCTGGAGCCGAGCGATCGGCGCCGGCTGCACGAGAGTTGCCTGCGATTGCCGGAGCATGGGTTCGTGCCGTCGAATGCCGCGGTCTCGAAGCGGCGCCGCGCCTTCCGAGTTGACGGGCTGATGGCGCTGCCGACCTGGCCAACGCTGGCCAGAGCCTGGCGCGCCGCCCAGATCGCGTGGGAGTTGCGCCAGGACGAAGCGGCGCTGCGAACCGTGATCAATACGCAGGCCGGCAAGAATTACCGTTCGCAGCTTTCGGGCGCGAAGCCGCTGGACAGTGAGACGCTGGGCGACCGGCGCGAGAAGGGTTTTCTGATCGGGACGATCCCGGCGGGCGTGAAGGTTTGGATGATCCAGATCGACGTGCAGGCCAATCGGCTCGAGTGCCAGGCCTTCGGCTATGGCGACGGGTTGGAGGGGTGGCTGATCGACCGCTGGTCGATCGATGTGCTGGAGGACGGGCTGACGGCGCCGGCGCCGTTCAGTCATCCGGAGCATAGCCGGATCCTGTTGCCTTTGTTCGAACGGCGCTATCCGCTCGCGGATGGATCGGGGAAGTCCCCGCCGCCGCTGACGGTGCAGCTGGATATCGGCGGCGGCGGCATCAAGGGCGAGGGCGCGGCGGAATTCGCCAAGTCGTTCTGGGAAGCGGCGCGAGCGATCGGCGTCCATAAATCGCGGATCACGCTGACGCGTGGTGCCAGTAGCCCGACGGGCGATCTGATGCCGCGTGCGAAGTTCGCGGAGCAGAAACGGCGCGGCGGGCCGAAGCGCAGCTCCGCCGAACTGTGGTTGCCGAACGTGCACCGAATCAAGGGCGTGATCGATGCTCGCCTGCGTCGCGCGGACGTCGGGCCGGGCTATATCCATCTGCCTGGCGGCAAGACGGGAGGCGGCGCTCTTCGACCTGGGCAGGACGAAGGCGCGACGCGGCGGCTGCTCGACCAGCATGTCGAGGAAATCACCGCCGAGGAAATGCAGAAGGGCAAGTGGGTCAAGATCAGACCTCGGAACGAGACCTGGGATTTGCTGGTCTATGCCTATGCGTCGCTGCTGAGACCGCCGTTCGCGCAGTCGCGGACGCACATGCGGTGGGTGCCGGCGGCGTTTCGCGTGCCGGATCAGGCGATGGCGGTCGATGCACTTGAGTTGATGGCCGCGCCATCGACACCAGTGACCCTAATTTCAAGGCCCACGCGCCCGCTTTCGCGGCGCGCCAAGCCCAACCCGTTCACGAGCAAGAGGAGGTAGTATGGCGGTCTATACCGATGCTGATCTCCAGCGGATCAAGTCGGCTATCGCGTCGGGCGTTCGCAGCGTCACCTTCGCCGACGGCCGAAAGACCGAGTATCAGAATCTGGATCAAATGCTCGCGGCCAAGCGTGTGATCGAAGCAGAGGTGCAGATGGCGGCACGATCAGCCGGCACCATAGTCCGCCGCCGCGTACCATACTACAAGAGCGGGTTGTGATGGGCTGGGGGGACCTGATCGCCCGCCTTCGTCCTGAACCGAAAGCATCGCGGCCAGCGGTGAATGACAGCGCAAAGCGCATCGCTCGTGGCCGTGGCGCAAAGGCACAGTATGACGGCGCGACCGAGGGAAAGCGCGCGGCGGGTTGGCGGCGTTCGGTGCGCGATGCGAACGGCGAGCTGACGCCGCGCGCGCAGCAACTGCTCCGCGGCATCGCGCGCGATCTGGTCCGCAATAATCCGTTTGCGGCGCGCGGCGTGGCCTCGATCGCCGGAAATATCGTCGGCGCGGGCATCACGTTCCAGGTCTATCGTGACGGCCAGATCGACCCGCGCTTGAATGCGATCGCGCGACGCCACTTCGACAAGAAGAATTGTGACGCGGCGGGGCGCCACGACCTGTACGGGCTTCAGCTGCAGGCCGCTCGCTCGGTAGTAGTGAGCGGTGGCGCGGTCGTTCGGCGGCGATGGCGGCGGGCATCCGATGGCCTGCCGCTGCCGTTTCAGATCCAGGTGCTCGAGCCCGACTATATCGATCCGTCGAAGACCGGACCCTTGGCATCAAAGCCCGGAGCGCTGAGTGGATATTCGATCAACGGCATCCAGTTCAGCCCGATCGGCACCCGCGAAGGATATTGGCTCTACAATTCGCATCCCGGTGGTCTCGCCGTAGGCCGGCTCGGCTCCACCTTTGTTCAGGCGCGCGATGTAGCGCACATCTTCCGCGCCGACCGCCCCGAGCAGGAGCATGGCGCCACCTGGTTCGCACCGGTCATTTTGAGAATGCATGACTTCGCGGATTTCGAGGATGCGGAGCTGACCCGGCAGAAGCTCGCCTCGGCGTTCGTCGGCGTGGTGACAGGCGAGGATATCGAAGCGAATATCCCGGGCATCGTTACCGACGACGAGGGCCAGCCCATACCGGTCTCCGGATCGGCCGACGAGCGCGAGCGACTTGACTATATCGAGCCGGGCACGTTCCAATATGCGCGGGACGGCGAGGCGGTGAGCTTCTCGTCGCCCCCGCAGGTGAACGGATACGGCGAATATTCGAAGGTCTCGATTCGGGCGGTGTCGGTAGGCCTCGGCATCCCATATGAGGAACTGTCCGGCGATCTATCGGGCGTCAGCTTCATTTCGGGCCGGCTCGGGCGGCTGACGTTCAAGCTCGACGTTTCGATCTGGCAGTGGCTGATGTTCATCCCGCAATTCTGCGGCGCGATCGAGCAGTGGTTCATCGAAGCGCTCGACATGATCGGCGAGGACACGAAGGGTGTGGAGCTGCGCTGGACGCCGGCGCCTACCGAAATGCTCGACCCTTCGAACGAGGTTCCGGCCAAGCGCGATGCCATCCGAGCCGGCTTGTCGTCGATTTCGGAAGCAGCGCGCGAGCGCGGCGTCGATCCCGACACGTTCCTCGACGAATGGGCAGCAGACGCCAAGGCGCTCGATGCCCGCGGCCTGATCTTCGACAGCGACCCGCGCCGCGTCACTGCGGTCGGCAATCCCGCAGCCCCCAAGCCTGAGGCTCCGAAAGGGAAGTAGAATGACGGAAATCCTGATCTATGGGATCGTCGGCGACAGCTGGGACGGTCTCGATGCCAACACGCTTGTCCCGATGATTTCGGACGGCGACGACGATCTCGACATTCGCATCAACAGTCCCGGCGGTTACGTCATGGAGGGGCTGGCGATCCTCAACGCGATCAGCCGTGAGCGCGCCAAGGGCCGCAAGGTCACGACGCATATCGACGGCCTTGCCGCTTCGATGGGTTCGGTAATCGCCATGGCGGGCGAGGAGATCATCATGGCGGACAACGCCCTGATGATGATCCACAACCCGTGGGATTGCGCCTGCGGCGACGCGAAAGAGCTGCGCCGCGCGGCCGACCAGCTCGACCGCATCCGCGACCAGATCATCGGCATCTATTCGAAGCGCACCGGCCTCGATGCCGCCGCGCTGATCGCCATGCTCGACGAAGAGACGTGGTTCACCGCGCAGGAAGCGCTCGACCAGAAATTCGTGACGACGGTTGCCGAGGCCCTGACGGTCTCCGCGTCCTACGTCCAGCCATTCGGGTTCAAACATGTGCCCGATAGCCCGCTCATCTCCGCAATGGCGATGGCGCGCACCACCCGGACGGCATCCGCCGCTCCTTCCCGTCCACAGGAGAGAACCATGGACCCGATTACCCCTGCGGTGGTGCCGATCACGCCCGCCGCTCCCCTGACCGAAACCTCGGTTGTCGCCCTGACCACCGCCGACGTGCAGAACGCCGTTGCTGCGGAGCGCACGCGCGTTTCCAGCATCCGCGCGCTGGGAAGAACCCACGGCTTGGCCGACGAGTTCGTAAACACGCTGGTGGACACTGAAACCACGCTCGCGGTGGCGCGCGAGAAGATTCTCGATGAACTCGCCAAGCGCGACGACGATCAGGGGATCGGGCATAGCGGCCCCTCCGCCCGCGTCACCAAGGACGAGCGCGACAAGTTCGCCGAGGGCGCTTCGAATTGGATCATGGTGCGCTCCGGCGTCGCCAACATGGTGATGAACGCGGCCAAGCTGCGCGGCGAGACGCTCAAGATCGACCCCGGCGAGTTCCGCGGCGTCAGCATGGTCGATCTCGCCCGAGAAGCGCTGACGCTCGGCGGAACCCGCCTCAACTCGCGTGCGCCGCGCGAAATCATGGGGCAGGCGTTCACCGTCCGCAACGCGATCACCCAGGGCACCGGCGACTTCCCGATCCTGCTGGAGAACACGCTCCACAAGATCGTGCAGGCCGCCTACCTCACCACGCCCGACAAATGGTCGCGCTTCTGCGGCAAGACGACGGTGAGCGACTTCCGCGCGCATAATATGTACCGCCGCGGCACCTTCGGCGTGCTCGATACGGTCGATGAAAATGGCGAGTTCAAGCAGAAGCCGATTCCGGACGGCGCGCGCGAGAAGCTGACTGCCACGACCAAGGGCAACATCGTCGCGATCTCGCGCCAGGCTATGATCAACGACGATCTCGGAGCATTCTCGGACATCGCCACCGACCTCGGCCGCGCAGCCAAGCTGACCATCGAAGTCGATGTGTTCGCCTATATCAACTCGAACCCGAACACCGGCGACGGCTTCGCCTTCTTCTCGGCGCAGCACGGCAATCTCAAAACTCCCGGCGCCCCGCCCACTCCGAGCGAGATCGATGCTGTGCGTCAGCTGATGGCATCGCAGAAGGACCTCAGCGGCAACGACTTCCTCGAGATCTCGCCCAGCGTGTTCCTCGGCCCGCTGACGCTTGGCGGGCAAGCACGTGTAAGCAACGGCAGCCAGTTCGATCCCGAGACGGCGAACAAGCTGCAGCGGCTCAATATCGCGCTCGGCGTGTTCACCGACATCGTCGATACGCCGCGCCTCACCGGCACGCCGTGGTACGCCTTTGCCGACAAGGACGTCGCCCCGGCGATCGTCGTCGGCTTCCTCGATGGCGTCGAAGAGCCGTTCCTCGACAGCGAGGAAGGTTGGCGGATCGACGGGCTCGAGACGAAGGTCCGGCTCGATTACGGCGTCGCCGGCGTCAACCCGCAGTCGGCCGTCAAGGACGCCGGCCAGTAATCCGATCATCGGAGCAGCTTTGCGGCGGGGCAGCCTTGCGGTTGCCCGCCGCACGAGGAGAATTGCAATGTCGAAATTCATTCAGCTCACGACCTCTGCGTACGTGAATGGCCGGATGCGTCACCCGAATGAAGGCGTCCTCCACCTGGAGGACGACGAAGCGAATCGCCTGCTCGACAACAATAGCGGGACCGACGTGACGCCCGACTTCTCGTCGGACGATCGCAAAGACGTTCCGATCGAAGGACTGCGCGCGTCAGGGGCCGACGTCGCGGCCGCGCAGGCGCTCGTGCCCATCGAATATCAGAGCAACACCCCGACCCCCGAAACTGCCGACGCTTCTCCCGAAGCCAAGCCCGCGAAGAAGGAAGCCGCGAAATGAGGACGTTTGTCATGGATGGGCACACCATCCCGTTCACCGCACCCTATGACGTGCCCGCCGGTGGCGGCGCGCTGGTCGGCTCGATGTTCGTCGTGGCCATCGCCGCCGTACTTTCGGGCGGCAGCGGTCAGGGCCGCACGGTTGGCGTGATCGATATGGCGAAGGCCACCGGTCAGGCGTGGACCCAGGGCGTGAAGCTCTATTGGGACAACACCGCCAAGAACCTGACCACTACCGCGGGCGGTAACACGCTCGTCGGCGTCGCGGCGCAGGCGCAGGCCTCGGGCGACACGGTGGGCCGGATCAAGCTCGGCATCGTCGCTTAACGCATCCCCCCTGAGCGGGCGGCTGAGCTTCGGCTCCGCCGCCCGTTCCCTTTTCGGAGCAGACCATGACCCTGAAGAGCATCACGCTCCACCGCCCGGCGACCGACAATGTCGGCGCTTTCAAGGATGCGGGGACCGAACTGACCGTCGGCGATGCGGCCAAGGCCGATTTCATCGACGGCGATCGCGCGCGCGAACTGGTGAGCGGCCACGGCGCGAGCGGGCATTATGCCCGCGAGGCGGCGCCCAGGCCCCAGAATGGCGAGGGCAAGAAGAAGGCGGCGCCGGGGAAGGCCGCGCCCGCCAAGGCGGCGCCCGCGGCGCCTGTGCCGCCGGCGAGCGCTCCGATCGGCCCCACCACGGCGACCATCAAGGCCGAATAGGCCGTGTCGATCTGGGAGGACGCCGGCGCGGTGATCGACGCGGAATTCGCCGATGAGGAGCCGCTGATCTATACCGGTGCGGGCTTGGTCGCCGAGCCGATCTTCGCGATCCGATCGGACGTGCCGGCGATGGATTTCACCGGGCCCGGGCAGACACTGCGCAAGATCACCTATGAGGTGCAACAGGGCGATCTTCCGCAGGAACCGCGCAAGTCCAACACCTTCACCCACCACGGGCGAACATGGAAGGTCGAGGATCGCACGCGCCGCGACGATATTGGCAAGTGGGAGCTGGTCGTGGTCGATGTGGGCGCCGCGCCATGACGGCGACGGTGATCGACGGCATCACCGATGCGATCGTCGCGCTGCTCGCCGCGTTGCCCCAGCTTAGCGACCCGGCGGCGGTCGAGCTTGAGCCTTCGGGCGATCCTGACACCTTCCCCGCGCTTGGCGTGATGGTGACCGGCGCCGAGCCGATCGAGGGCGAGTGTGGCACGATCCGCTGGCAGATGGGCCTCACGATCGAAGGCTATGTCGAGAATGGCGACGGCGCCGAGGCCTCGGCCGAACGCGCCGGGCTCCACGCCGACGCGGTCGCAGCGATCATGGCCGACGATACGCTCGGCGGGCTGGTCGAGAATGTTGAGCCCGGCGGTTTCCGCTTTGCCACGGCGGAGCTCGCAAGCAGTCGCCGGCTCGCCTTCAGCCAAGACTTCGCAATCCAGTTCACCACCTCGCGTAGCAACCCGGCGCTGCCGGCCTGACCTTAGGAGAAGACCATGCCCATGCCTGTAATCCGCCCCGCGAACGGGCTGCTGCTGATCGCCCTGCAATCCGCCGAGGGCACGCCTACCACGCTCGATCCGACGCTGCATGCGGTGCCCGTCGAAGCGGGCAGCTTCACCTATGCGTCGCCCTTCACCACCGAAGATGCGAACGAAGCAAACGGCAGCTACGTCGCCTCGGCGCCGCTGATCGTGGGGCAGGAAGTGCCGCTCAGCTTTCGCAGCCGGGTGAAAGGCGCGGGCGCGGGCACTGCCTACACGTCGGGGGTCAAGCCGCCGCTGCATGCGCCGCTGGCGGCTTGCGGGTGGCGTGGGCAGTTCCAGGCCGCGATTGCCGCGGCGGCGCTTGCTGCGGGGACCACGACCACGGGGACGCTGGGCACCGGCTTCACTGGCACCGCGCAGCTTTACACCGGAATGCCGCTGATCCTTTCGGTAGGCCCCGGCGCCGGGCAGATCCCGCTAATCACGAACTATACCGCCGGCAAGGTGGCGACGCTCTCCGATCTTCTACCGACGCTGACGACTTCGACCCTGGCTGCGATACCGGCGAACTGGACCTATGCAGGGACCTCGCCGATCGACGCCGCCTCGCGGCTGACCGATCATCCCTGCGCGACCGTTGGCTGGTACGAGGACGGCAATCTCTACCAGTGGCAGGACGTGCGCGGCGTGGTCGATCTTGAGGGCGAGACCGCGAAGCCGGGGTTCGCCGCGTTCAGCATGACGGGGACCTACATCGGCTCTTCGACAGTCACGATGCCGACGACTGCCGTGCTCGCCAGCCAATCGGCGCCCGTGCTGACCAAGGGCGCAGGGCTTCCTTCGGCGGCGCTGGTCAACCGCATCGAACTGGCGATCAGCCGCTGGGGCCTGCGGAACGGCGGTCAGTTGGAGTCGGTCGTTGATCCCAACACCACGTACGGTTTCGGTCCAGGCCAAATCTCCGATCGCAAGGCGATGTTCGAATGCGATCCGCTGCGCACGCTGGTGAGCACGCGCGACGCCATCGCGGAAATCGCCGCGGGATCGAACTATCCGATCGCGTTGCGCTTTGGCCAGGTATCGGGCAATCGCTGGTCGCTGCTGCTGCCGCAGGCGCAGCCGGTGAAGGCCGATCCGGAGATGCGCGGCAAGCTGCGCTCGGATTCGATGGGCTGGCAGGGCCTTTCGGCGGGCCGCGATGCGCAGAACCGCGACAGCGACCGCTTCCTGGCGTTCTGGTGAGGCTGGGGCAATGATCCGCATCAGCAAGGCCCCCTTCGCGTGGACCGCGCCGTGGGACGGGGCGCCGGTGATCATGCTTCGCGCCGGCGATGTTATCGAGCGCGGCGAGCTCGAGGCCGAACTCGCCGAGATGCGCGCGGGCCGGGTGTTCGACTTCCAGATCGAGGCGGCGTTCATCGCGGGCGTGGAAGCGCTTTTGAAAGACAGTCCCGACGACGTCGAGCGGATCCGCGATGCCGCCACGGCTGCGGCGGAGGGGCAGGAACTTTCGAGCGAAGATCAGGCGATGCTGGCGGGCGCGCGCGACGCGGTGAAGGAACATTGGCCGCCGTTCGCGGCGCTGATCGGCCAGGCCGCGCGGCGCAACGAACTGATCCCGATGGTGGCGTTCCAGCGGTTCTGCACGGGATGGGAAGGCGCGGAGCTGCCCGCTTTCGCTAAGGGCATGGACGGGCGGGTGACACTGGAGGCGATGGGGAACATTTCCTCGGTTTTGCTGCGGATGGCGGGGCTCAGGGCCTATGAGGCGCTGTACGCGACGGACTCGGCGGGAAACTCCGAGCGGCTCTCGCCACCCGACAAGAGCCACTCGCCTTCACCATCGGGAACGTCGAAGGCGGCTGGATCGTCGGCGGCGAGGACGGCGAAATCTGGACCGAAAACCCGCTCACCGCGTGCCCCCGCTGGGCGTTCGAGGTCATAGACCTGTATCTGACGTGTCGGCGGTTCGGCGGGAGAATGGATGCGATGGGCGCGGGGATGGCAGTGCATTCGGTTGCGCCCGCGTTGCCTTGCCCGGGCAGCGTCGGTGAGCAGCCGGCGGCGCTTATGGACGCGTTCGCGATGCTGGATAGTTGGATCGAGAAGCCATGACGGGTGTCTATGCGGACCTTGTGCTCAACACCGGGGCACTATCGGCCGTGTCCGACGCACTGGCCCGCAAATATCTGACAGCAGGGAAGGCCTCCGTAGTCGATGCCACCAAATGGCTTGAGCGCGAGCTGGAGGCGCTGACGCGCGATGCCGTTCCCGGCAAGCTGTGGCGGGCATGGGCATCTGAAACGTTCCCGCGAGGCGGCGGCATCGCACGCAATCCGGCGGGAACGGTGTTCGTGAACGGCCGCAAGCGTTCCGAAGGCGCGATGAAGTTCTGGACGCAGCCGGGGAGAATCTCCGGCAGCTATGGCCAATGGCTCGCGATTCCCACGGATGCGGCGGGATCGCGCGGTCGGATGCGCGACCTGACGCCGGGCCAGTGGGAAGCGGCGACCGGACAGCGCCTGCGGTTCGTCTATCGGGGCGGGCGTCGATCGGCGCTGCTGGTGGCCGAGGGGACCGTCAACGCGCGCAGCGGGGGGTATCGGGCCATCACGCGAAAGCGCACCGCTGCCGATGCTCGGCGCGGGTTCGTTCGCGGCAATGCGTCGATCGTGATCTTCGTGCTGGTGCCGTTCGTGGCATTCGGGAACCGGGTTGCGATCGGCCCGGCGGTTCGCCAGGCAGAGGGTCGGATGGTGAAGGATTTTGTGGCAAGGGTCGGCAGGATTTGATACCTAGCGGCGATGGATGAGAGTTCGCCGCCACCCCCTAAGACCGGTTTCATTGAGCCGGAGTATGTTCCTGGACAGGCGCTGATTTTTACCGGCGTGCCGCTGCTTATCGTTGGAGTGATCGCGGTGGTGGTAGCGTGGTTCTATAGTACCAGCTTGCCAGTCTCGACCTCCTATGACCCCGTTTTGTTGGAGGGAAAGAAGGTCGTAAATCTATCGCTTCTTCAGAACCAAATGATGATTTGGAACGCGGGATTGGCTGCTCTCGTTGGCGGCGCGGCGCTGTGTGGCATGGGTCGGCTAGAAGCAATTATTGTTAGACGCAGTTCTACTGAGAGCTAGCGTTACGAGCGCCTTCGCCATCATTCGGCGGACGTCTCCGGGTCTCGAGGGCGTCCGGTCGAACTGATGCGGTGAACGACAACACGACTGAGTTTGCACAGGCTGCCGGGAAACCGGTGGCCCTTTTTTTTGGAGATTTGTCATGGGGAGTTCGACGACCGATATTGTCGCCCGCCTCATGCTAAATGGCAGTCAGTTTTCATCCGAAAATGCGCGCCTTTTCGGATCGATGGAGGCTACGGCACGTGACACTGCAGGCCGGACCAAAGCCGCGTTCGAAACCAGCTTCAACAATATTCAGGAGCTGGCACAGAAGGGGCTTGCGATGCCGCGTAACGCAGGCGGGTCGATCGACCTGAATGTAACCGGTGCGCGCGAAGCCGCCGCCGCGGCGCAGGCGCAGGCTCAAGCGCTTCGCGAGATATCGGCCGCAGCGGAACGCGCCGCGCTGAAAACGGGCGATGTCTCGGAGAACACGCGGCTCTATGTGCAGGCGGCAAAGGCCGCGGCGCTTGAGGCAGAGCATGTTGCTCGCGGCGCGGGACAAGAAGCCGCGGCGCTGGAGCATCTGCAGGCGGAACTCAATCAGACCGCGAGTTCGACGCAGCTGGTTATCCAAGGCAATCGGGTTCTGAACCAGGTGCACGACAATGGTGTCGTCTCGTCGGGGCAGTTGCGGGCCGGATACCAGCAATTGTCGTTCCAGATCAGCGACGTCGCGCAGAGCTTTGCGTCGGGGGTGAGCCCGATGGTCATCTTTGGCCAGCAGGCGAGCCAGGTCGTTCAGGCGTTCGCATTGATGTCCGGTGGCGGACAGGGCGGCGGTGGCGGCGGGGGCGGTGCGAGCGGTGCCGCGAGCGCGGTCGAAGATATGGGCGGGGCGCTGGAAACAGTTTCCGGCACGGTGGAACAAGCCAAGGCCTCCACCGAAGCACTCGCAGGTGCGCTGGGAGCCGGCAGCGCGGCGACCGAGGGCAATTCCGCGGCGACGGGCGCCAACTCGGCCTCACGCGAGGTCCAGACAGGCGCCACCGTTCAGGCCACCGTGGGGCTGGAAACCAACACCGTCGCGACCGGTGCGAATGCTGTCGCCACCGAGGGCGCGACGGTGGCCACCACGGGGCTGGCACTCGCAAAGCAGCGCTTCGTCGCATTTCTGCTCGGGCCCTGGGGCGCTGCGGCGATCGGCGCGGTTACCATCCTTGGTTTGCTGGCGAGCAAGTATGAAGCGGTCGGCGATGAAGTTGAAAAGGCCTCCGGAGAACTTGAGAAGCAAGCTCATCAGGCTGATCTCACCAATGAAGCGCAGCGCCGCTTCGGGCAGTCGTTGGAGGGTGTCACCGCGGCAATTAACGATCAGCGCGAGGCACTGGAAGGTGCGGCGAAGTCGCAACAGGAGATGGAGCGGCAAGCGCTCGACGATGCGGAAAATCGCCGTAAGCGAATTGTCGAGATTCGTAAGGAGACCGTCGCCTTGCTGGAAAAGGCGCAGGCTGCTCGGCAGGCAGCCATGCAACCTACCGTTGGTGGCGAGTTCTCGATCCCCGGTCAGACTGTTGCAGCAACGGACCGGGTGATAAGCGACCTAGACACGCGTCTTGCGCGCGCCAACGAGGCATTGGCAAAGGCCGAAGCTGCGGTCCGTGGGGCCTCCATGCCGGTATCGAACCGCAAGGTGACGATGGCAATGGACGAGGAGGCCGCTGCCGCGTGGCGCTTGACCAATTCGCTGGAGGCTCTGCGGGCGCAGCGTGACGCGCCGAATGGTATCACCGCTCAAGAGTATGAGCGACGCCGCCTGGTAGAGCTTCGGCGCAACGAAGCCGAAGTGAAGGCGATCCGCGATCGGCAGCAGAAAGATCGCCGCGAGAGCCGCACTGGCCCCGATGGCGACCTGACCAGCTTCGTTTCCCCCGTCGCTGGCGCCCGCACTGGGCAGTACGGTGAGCAGCGGCGCGGTCACCGCCATGGCGGGATCGATATCGCCGTGCCGGTTGGCACGCCGGTCAGCGCAGCGGCGGGCGGCGTGGTGATAGAATCGGGTATGGTGCCCGGCTACGGCAATGTCGTGTACATCGATCACGGGCGCGGGACGGTTACGCGGTATGCGCATCTAAGCCAGTTGCTGGTGAAGAAAGGCGACGCGGTCGGCCAAGGCGAGCGCATCGGGCTTTCCGGCGGCGCCAAGGGTGCGGAGGGCGCGGGCAACAGCCAGGGGCCACACCTGCACTATGAGGTCCGGCGATCGGGGAAGCCCGTCGATCCGGGGAAGGGCCAGTTTCCCACCGATGCGCTGGCCACGTCGGAAAAGGGCGCGAAATCCGCCAAGGAAGAGGCCGACGCGCGCGATCGGATCCTGAAGGCGTCGCAGGATCAGCTTTCGGTGGAGGTCGAAGGCATGCGCTATTTGGGGCTGCGGCTGCGCGGTCTCGACGAGCAGGCCGGCACCGAGGAAGAGATCTCCAAGCTGCGCCGCGAGAGCGCCGACCGGATGGCGGAGCTCACCGAAGGCGAACGCGACGCGCAGGCGAAGGTGACCGAAGGCCTCAGCGAGCAGCTCAAGCTGTTTCGCCAGCAGAGTGCGGCCTATGCCGAGCTGCTGGTGGCCGCGGGCGATCAGGCATCGCGCACCGACGCGCAGAATGCTGCCCTTGAGCAGGCGAACGCAGCGTTGCTGGCCCAGCGCGACACGGTGATCGGCCTGGCGAAAACGGAAGCCGATCGCCTGCTGATCGGGACGGACCTGATCCGGATCGAGCACCAGCTGAACGCCGCGAAGGACCAGGGCCTCGAGATCGAGCGCGAGCGGGCGAAGTTCGAAGGCGACGCCAAGCAGCAGCTCGGCGAAGCGCACCGCGCGATGGAGGAATTGGAGAACGATCGCCGCGACCGCGAGCAGGACAATATCCGCGACCTGGCTGGCTTCTACCGCGATGCGTTCCGCTCCGGCGGAAAAAGCATCGTCGAGGATTTCAAGGACGAGATGCTCGACGCGATCGCGATGGTGGCGGCGCGCTGGACGCTGGCGCTGCTTTCCGGCCAGCAGACGTCGCTCGGCGATCTGCTCGCGGGGTTCGGCACGGGCCCGGGCACCGGCGGGCGTGGCGGCGGGGGCGTGCTCAGCGCGCTCGGGCTGCTCGGCAACAGCGGCAGCACGACCGCCGCCGCTCCGAAGCTGCTCGGGCTTGGCAGCAAGCTCGGCGGCGCAGGGGCCGGTGCGGGGGGACTGGGTGGGCTATTGGGCTCGGCGTCCGCCGCCACGCCCTATGCCGCGGCGGCGGCGGCGTGGATGGCGGCATCCGAGCCGCTGGCCAAGATGTTCGGCGTGAACAAGACGGCGTTCATGCTCGCGCCCGGCGCCACGCTGCTGGCCAAGCTATTCGGCATCGGCCCGAAGCCCAAGACGGGCAGCGCCGCGATCACCGGCACCGGCGCCGGCGCGATCGACCTGCGCGGCAACAATTCGGATTTGAACAAGCAGGCGTCGGGTCTCGCCGGGAACGTGCAGGAGGGGCTCAAGTCGCTCGCGGATCAACTCCACGCCGAGCTGGGCGCGTTCAACGTCTCGATCGGGGTCTATAAGGACACGATCCGGGTCAATCCCTCGGGCGGCGCCACCAATGGCGCGAACAAGGGGTTCACCGATTTCGGGACCGATCAGCAGAAGGCAATCGAGTTCGCGATTGCCGACGCGGTCCGCGACGGCGCGCTGCTGGGCATCAGCCAGGCCAGCCAGAATATCCTGAAATCCGGGCAGGACATGAGCCAGGCCCTCGCCAAGGCGCTGATGATCGAGGACATTCCGAAGCGGCTGGCGGCGTATATCGACCCGGTGGGCTATGCGGTCGATCAGCTCAACGCCAAGTGGAAAAAGGCGATCGACGCGCTGAAGGAAGGCGGTGCATCGGCCGAGCAGATGGCGGATGCGCAGAAGCTCTATAAGATCGAGCTGGAGCAGACCAAGACGAGCGCGCGGGAAGCGTCGGCCGACCTCAAGGATTTCCTCGCCGCGCTCGCCTTCGGATCGGGATCGCCCTATTCGCTGCGCGACCAAGAAGCGATGGCACGGACGGCGCTGGACCCGTACTTCGCCAAGATCGCGGCGGGCGAGACGATCGACCAGGGTAAGTATACCGAGGCGGCGCAAAGCTTCCTCGAAATTGAGCGCCAGCTTTACGGATCGACCGAGCAATATTTCGCGTCGATGGATATGATTCAGGCCGCGACCGGCAAGGCGATCAGCGCCATCGACAATGCCAAGCCGATCCGCACGGTTTCGGACCCGTTCGCCGAAGCGACGGCGGCGAACACCGCGACCGGCAACGAATTGCTCTCGCAGGTTTCGGAGCAGCTCGGGACCATCGCGCAGATCCTCGCCAATATCCAAAGTGGCGGCGGCGGCGGCGGCGGCGGCTTCATCGGTGACGGCCGCAACTTCACGGCCGCGGCCTGATGCCCGCGACCGCAGCCGATATCGCGGCGGCGTCGCGAGACGCCGCAATCGCGACCTGGTCGGATGCCGGGATTGGGAGCCGCTATCCTTCGGCGCGCGATGGTTCGGTGACGCCGGCGACGGGCTTCTTCGACGCCAGCGGCGATGCGCAGACGGTGATCGACGCACGCGGCGCGTTGATCGGGATCGAGCGGCGCCGCTTCACCGTCGGCGTGGACGATCTGCTGTGGCCGGCGATATCGACGGGCCTGCCTCAAGTGCAGCTGATCGATGGCGAGCAAGCCGTCAGCGCGACCTTTCTCGCCGCCCGGATCGAGATTGACCTCGAGGCCGAGACCACCAGCTACGAACTGTTTGGGTGACCGATGGCAAATGCGTGGATGCTCAAGCCGCTGCCGAACGTCGGAGCGGTGACGACCTTCGGCACCCTACAGGCGGGCGACGGGCCCAATCTGTTCAACGACTATGCTGGCGTCGTCTGGCAAGGCGCGTGCGACTTTGGCGGTGTCGATGCAGCGGTCGTCCGATTCGACCTTGGCGCTGATACCCTTATCGACACGATGCTCATATTCGGCGTGGAGTTGCTGCCGACCGGCGCCACGATGACCGTCCAATATGCCACCGCGGCGCAGGGCTATTTCACCGGCGGCGGCGCGATCAGCGATGCGAGCGGCACGCCCTATGCCGGGGCGGTGATGCCGGTTTCTGGCAAGGGTGTGGCTTTATGGTCGGCGAGCGCGCCGGTCACGGCCAGATATTTCCAGATCATTCTCTACGCCGGCGCCGCGGCAAAATCCGTCCGGCTCGCGCGCATCGTGATCGGCAAGCGCATCCAGCTCGATCGCAATTTCGGATATGGCGGCGCCTTCGGGGTCAGGGACCTGGGATCGCTCGACTTCTCGGCGCGCGGCGTGCTGCTCCGCCGCCGCGCCAAGAAGCTGCGCACGGTGGGGCTCATCTTCTCGAACGTGCGCAAGGATGAAGTGGAGGCGACGACCAAGCCACTGCTCGAGCAGATCGGCAATACCGAGATGATCGCGCTGCTGACCGACCCCGCCGCCGACGCGCAGCGCCAGAACCGCGCCTATTTCGGGCCGCTGGTCGGGGATCTCGGCCACATCCAACGCAACGCCGCGGGCTGGGAAACCAAGGTCAATCTGGTGAGCATCTTCTGATGCAGGTGCTGGTCCAGATCGATGCGTGGGATCCCGTCGCCGCGGCGGCGGTGAGCCTGTACGCGGCGAGCCATGACGAGCCCGACGTCTGCCACGCCAGCGGCGGCACCTGGTGGCCGGCGATCAAGACGCTGCCGGTGTTGCGATACGATCTGTTCGACGGATCGTTCGGCGGCGCGATCACGGCGCCGTCTTCGTCGCTGACGCTGCAGACCGAACCCTGGCCGAACTTCGCCCGCTATTCGTTCGCGGATGCCAGGTTGCGGCTGTGGACCGGCGACACGAGCGATCCGGGCAACGTCTGGACGCTGCGCTTCGACGGGCGGCTGACAGCGCAGCCGCAGATCGAGAACGGCAGTGCGACGATCGCGTTCGCGGCCGACGACCGCTGGCTCGATAAGGCGCTGCTGAGCACCTATGCGGGCACGACCGGCGCCGAAGGTCCGCTGGCGATGAAGGGGCAGGCGAAGCCGCTGGCTTTGGGAGCGCCGCGCTACGTGCCCGGCAAACTGATCGACAGCGTCAACAGCGTGTTCCAGCTTTCGGCCTATGGCGCGATGCAGAGCATTGACACCGCGCTGGAGCGGCTGGTGCGGTTCGGCGCGCCGATCGCGGACTATGCGAGTTATGCGCTGCTGGTCGCGGCGACGATCCCCGCCGGCCAATGGGCGACCGCCAAGGCGGTGGGAATGGCGCGGTTCGGTGCGCCGACCACTGGGCAGGTGAGTTTCCTCGCCGGGGGCGACAATGCGGGGCCGGATGGCTGGGCACGCAAGCCGGGCCAGCTGATCCGGCGCCTGGCACTGATCTCGGGCGGCGCGGGCAAGATCGACGATGCATCGCTCAACGCGCTGGACACGGCGCGGCCGTATAATCTGTCGCTCTATATCGATGGGCAGACGACGGCGCGCGAGCTGATCCAGCAGATCGCGGCAAGCGTAAACGCTGTTGCCGGGGTGTCCTGGACGGGGCAGTTGTTCGTCGCTCCGGTCGGGCTGGGCACGGCGACCGTGACGCTCGCAGCAGACGGTAGCAGCCTGCCTCCGGTGGCTTCAGTTCAGCAGATCGACATCGCGCCGCCCTGGCAGAAGCTGTCGATCGGCGCGGAGCGGGCATGGGCGGTTCATTCGCTCGGCGATATCGCCTTCACCGCGCCGCTGCTCCCGCTCGGGCTCTATTCGAGCGGGACGATCTACCGCGAGGGCAATATCGTCGATCTCGCTAACGGATCGAGCTGGTTATACATCAACGCGACGCCGGCGAGCGGGAATGCGCCGCCGGGCAGCGGGACCAGCAACACCTGGTGGTTTCAGCAGAAGCCCCCGACCTCATTCGCCGCGATCGCGCCAACCGAATCTTCCAAGTTGGATGGCATCGAGGCTGCGGCAGACGTCACCATGCTGATCACGGGCGTTCCCGCGATCGACGTGGCCGGAAATTACGACGGGACGGTGAAAACCGGCGAACTGACCGACCGAAACGTCGCGTTCAAGCTCATTCGCGGCTCGGGCACCGATGTCACGACGTCGGCCGCTTGGACCGCCACGCTCAAGAGCGGGTCGGCAACCGCGACGATCGGGTCGGCCACCGGCGTTCTCAACGTGACCGCGCTTGCTTCGACCGCGGCCTATGAAGTGCAGGCGGTGTATGGCGGCGTCACCCGCAAATTTACGCTGGTGATCAACTTCAACCTGGACATCGCACCGACGGGCGGCAGTGGCGGCACCGGTGGGACCAGCGCGAGCGACAGCACAATTTCCGGCCCGTCATCGACGAGCTACGGATCGGCCGCGACCGACGTGCTCAGCGTTGTCGCCGGCTCTGCCGGCACGGTGACGCTGGCGGCGCCGCTGGCCTTCAAGCTGATGGGGGTTCTGGGCACACGCAACATGTACGGGAAGTGGCAATGGCGCGCCGTGGGCGGGTCGTTCGCCGACGTCGCCACCGAGATCCTTGGCGATCAGGAAGCAGAGAGCATCAACGAACCGCCGATCATACGGATGAACGGCAACATCGCGGTTTCGATGTCCAAGACCGGACTGACCAACGGCACGACCTACGAATTCCAACTGCTGCTGCGCATGGCGAGCGGCGCTAGCGGGTATCTGACGGTTACCGCGGCGAGCGCCGCTAGCGCGGTCGGGAGCTAAGAGATGGCCGACGACTGGGCAGTGACGCACCGCGATTCCGGCGAGGTGCAATATATCAAGGTCGCGCCGGGCAAGCGTCCCGCCAGCCACGGTTATCCTGCGGAGCTATTTACCGCGAGGAAGCTCGATCGAGAGCCGCACGAAGACGATCTGTTCGACGGCCGCACGCTCAAGTCGTGCCCGGTCAAGCGTGCCAAGCGAGAACGCCAAAGCCGGCTGGCGGAGCTGTCGCGCGCCGAGCTCGTGGATCTGATCGCGCAGATGATCGACGAAAAATTGGATGCTCGGGTTTCCCAACGGTGAGAGGGGGATAGTCAAGATGTTGCTGCCTGCGATGCGTGAGACACGCCAGATTGCATTCCATGGCTGAGGATCGCGTGCTCGAGACAGCCCTGTCCGCGGCCGCCGGCGGCGGAAGCTTTGCCGGCGTTCTGCTTTTCGCGCGCTGGGTGATCGTCTGGCTGACGGGGCGGCACGACCGGCGGCAGGCCTTGCTGGACGAACAGGACCTGAAGCAGGACCTGGCGTGGAAGGCCATCCGCGAGGAGCTCAAGGAGCAGATTGCGGGGCTGAGCAAACAGGTCGAGACGATCGGGCGCCAGAACAATGCCCTGCGGATCGCCTTCCACCACGTCGCCGGGGCATTGATCCATGTCGATCCTACCAACCCGGCGCTGATCCAGGCCGAGAAGATCCTTTCGCAGGCGTTCCCGCTCGACCTGAGCATGCTAGCCGAGCAGGCCGGCCGCGCTCTCGATCGCGCCGTTTCAGCCGCCGAGCACGAATAACCCCTCTCCCATCGGAGCATGACAATGGACCCATCGACGCTGCGGCGGCGCCTGGTGGCGCTTGGCTACGACCCTTGCCGCAAGGAGATATCCGCATGACGCCATCCAAAGCCTGCTCGGACCTGATCAAGGGGTTCGAGCAATGCCGCCTCACGGCCTATTTGCCGACGCCGAGGGATCGGCCGACGATCGGCTGGGGCTCCACCGGCCCGGATATTCGCCTCGGCATGACTTGGACCCAAGCGCAGGCAGACGCGCGGTTCGCGCGCGATCTGGCGGCGTTCGCCATTGGCGTCACGCATGAATTGCGAGGCAAGCCGACAACGCAGGGCCAATTCGATGCGCTGGTCAGCTTCGCCTACAATGTCGGCCTTGACCAGGATGCGGACACGCTGGCGGAGGGGCTGGGCGACAGCACGCTGCTGCGGAGGCACCTCGCCGGCGATTATGCCGGAGCCGCGGCTGAGTTCGCCAAGTGGAACAAGCAGAAGGGCGTCGTGCTGAACGGGCTGACGCGCCGCCGCGCCGCCGAAGCCGCCATGTATCGGGGGGCGTCATGAGCGTCGCCAAGCCCGGCACCGATCAGGAGGGCGACCGCCTCGTCCTTGTGCTGATCGGTGGCGGTATCGTGGCGATCGTCCTTGCGGTCATCATCACCATGGCTGCCGCGACGCTGCCCGATTGGGCAGAAAGCGTGTTCAGTGCGATCGTAGGTGGATCCTTGGTGAAACTGGCCGACGTGCTTTCCGCGCTGGTGACTATGTCCACGAGCCGCCAAACGGTCCGCCAGACCGAGCGTTTGACCAACCAGCTCGCGGCATCGGGCCCGCCCGCGGCGGACAAGCCCACCGGAGCGCCTGACGACCCTGTGAGCGTCATTCCGGGAGAGAAGCCATGATCGCCGCCGCCCTCAAAAACTGGCGCCCGATCGTCACTGGGCTTGCGCTCGTCACGCTCGGCTTGCTGCTGGTCCTAGCTAAGGCGGATGCCCGCCACTGGCGCAAGGTCGCCGGTGCCGAGAAAGCCGCGCACGCGCAGACCGTCACCAATTATCGCGCCGCAGCGGTGCAGGCCGAACTCGCCGACAAAACCAACGTGCTGCGCGTGAAGAACGCACAGGCGGCTATTACCGAAAGGATCACCGATGCGCATCAATCCGACATGGCTGTTGCTGCCGCTCGCTATGAGCGCCTGCGCACCCAGGCCGCAGCCTATTCCCGCAGTCCCCCAGCGCCCGACGCATCCGCAGCCCGCGAAGCCACCTGCCGAGCTTATGCGGGCACCAGCTGTGACCAGATTCCTCCCCTCCTGAAAGCGGCGCAGGACAATACGGACCAGCTGCTCGCATTTCAGGCGTGGGCGCGCGAGCAGGCTGCTCTCGATTTCAACGACGCGCCCCACCAGTAGCGCCGAGCCAAGGCCGGCTCGGGCCCCTTCTATTCCCCCAGAAAAGGATTGCTTTGATGAACATGCTCGCCCGGGCAGCTATCGCGCTGCTTGCACTCGCCGCCGCCTCTCCTGCACTCGCCCAGTCCGGCAGCAGTGTCGTTTTCCCGATGGGCTATGCGCCCGGCGAATCTCCGTGCGTAAAGCAAAGCAATGGGACCTGTGTGCCGGTCGATGCGGCGAACCCGATGCCCACTGCGCGGCAGGACGGGACACCGGTCACCGTTACGCCCGCATCCTCGCTCAACGCCGTTCTCTTCACCGCCGACACACTCACCTACGGGGGCGTTGGCTTCCAGCTCACCGGCACCCTCTCGGGCACGGCGACCTTCCAGTGGAGCGACGACGGCACCAACTGGGTGACGGGTCAGGCGATGAACTCTTCGGGGGTGTTCGTCAGCACTGCGGTCAACTCGGGTGCGCTGAGCGCGTTCTATTTCCCTGCCCAGCACCGCTACGTGAGGGCGGTGCTCACCGCCTACGCGTCGGGCACGGTCAGCGGCACCGCGTACCTCCGCTACAGCAGCGTCGATCCCACGGGCGCATCGACCCCGGTAACGTTCCCGGCGTCGCCGGTCGTGTGGCTAAGCACCCGCCAGGACACTTTATCGGCGATCGCGTTCTCCTCCTACACCTACACCGCCGCCGCCTCGACTAACTCGACCCTCATCGCGAGCGGCTCCCACCGCATCGTCGGCGGCATGGTGTGCAACACCGCCGCGAGCATCCGCTTCCCGAAGTTCTACAACAAGGCCACCGCGCCAACTGTCGGCACGGACACGCCGAGCGCGGTCGTACCGGTGAACGCGGGAGCGTGCGTGAGCCTCTCGACCTTCGTGTCGATCTACGGCCAGGTATTTCCGCTCGGCCTGGGCATGGGGATCACCGGGGGCATCGCCGACAACGACAACACGGCAGTCTCCGCCGGCGACGTGCTGGTGAGCGTGCTCTACCTGTAGGCGCTATTGCGCTGGTCCGACGCGGAGTTCCTGACGCCGCGCCGCTATCTCTTTCCATTCGGCGCTCATCGATCCGCGATGCCCTGATCGAACATACCCTCGCTGAGGGCGTATCGATATTCGGGAATTACCGAAAAAGCCTTGTGTACCTTCCGCGCCGGAATACGGTCGGCGACGGTAAGTTCGACAAACCGCGTCAGGAGCCGCAGCAACCGACCAACGTCGTCAGTTGCGTTCCAGTCCGAGTTGCATGCTCCATAACTCGACGGGTAGCGTTGATCGTCATCTTCTCTCCCGAGGACTAGCACTGGGGGGCTGACCTCGCCGTAGCGATCCCACAAGATGCTGGCGTCTTTCAGCGCCACGTCATCAGAAAGAGGCTCAACCCTGTGCGCCCCGTACAACCGGGACCGCTGATTGAAGAGCTGGCGCACCGCGAGTTCGGTCCGCTTTTCAATAGCAGCTTTGCCTGCCTCCATCTCGTTGATCGCCTTTCGGCTCATGCCGAGACCCTGCGCGAGCTCCTCCTGAGTCAGTCCCAACGCGCTTCGCGCCGCTTTCAATTCTTCGTATTGCATTGGCATAACATCACCCATATTTTGGACCCTATCCCGCCCCCCGGTTGCTGCCGGGGGGCGGGGGCTCTTAGGCTTGGATTGTGATCGTGAAGGTCACTTTCCAAACCCGGAGCCGGATCGAGAGGGACATCTCTCTTTCCTTTCGGGTTTGTCAGCGGGCTGGTCGGGGTGACTTCGCCGTCTGACAAAGTCGTTGTAACCCCACGTTACACTTCGCGCAAGCGGAAAAGTAACGTGGGGTGACAAAATAGCCGATTTTTTCGCTCTAATTGCCGCAAGCGACCCCGGATTTTATCAAACCCCCTTCCCGAATCGTTCTTAATCTGTTCTCGTTGCTCGAATGGTCGGCGCGCCCAAGACACTGCACGATCTCTACCGGGTCGAAGCTCAGGTCCAGGTCGTATGCCGGAGCTGCCGCGCCGCCGAAGTCTGGGAGCTGGATGCGCTGATCGCCGAAGTGCACAACAATGGCGGCAACAGTGATTGGCGATCGGCGCCCAGGTCCATCAAATGCCCGCACCGATGCGCGGCGCCGATGATCCACCTGGTGATCATTCCCTTCGGAAAGCAGCGCGCGCGGCGACGGGCGCATCGCCATGCGCTTATCAACCTGTCGCTCCAGATCCTGCGCGAGGCCGCCAACAGGTCGGCCGAGCAGCCGGTGGGGACGCTCGAGGTTCGTCTTGCGCTGCACGTGCTGCGACCCTTCGTGAAGGATCACCGGCTGCTCACCGAATTCTGGAAGGCCGCAACGATCGAACCGCGGCATCCCTGGACTAGCTGCCACCTGCCCTATCGCTGGATCGCTCAGCGCCTTATCGATGCTGGGGCGCCTGTGGACGAGGCGAATCACCCGTAATTTGCCGGGCACGGACCCGGGCGGCGTTGATTGCAAAGCGCGGTTGAACGCGGCATTGTCGTCGGGGGCGTCGCCGTCCCGGTCTTTGGCGAACGGATCTAGGTCGCCCCGCTCTCAAGCTTCGGGAAGTGAGGTCACCGTGTCGCCTCTTTATTCATACGCTCTGTCGCGTGCTTCCGCAGCGTGATTAGATCGATGGCGGCTTGCCACATGACAACGCCATCGCGGGGAGTCTTGGCATTGTTAGCGTAACCTCGCAGGTCGCGTGTTTTCGCCATATACGCGACGTAGTCATCGCCGAGTTCATCCCGGAGCACGAATGCTGCTGACGCGTGAGCGCCGAGCGCATCCCTTAACGCTTCCAGCCCTTTATCGGGTCTTTTGGAGGTGGCTAGGGCGTCACTCACTGAGCGCACGGCGTTATCGACCTGCCCGCCAGTTGTCTCGAACGTTTGGATCTGGCCAAGCGTCTGCTGCTGGACGACCATCGCGGTGTTGGCGCGGTTTGCCACAAATAATCCGGTGGGCACGCCAATGATCGCCGCCACAATCGTGCCAAGCATGAAGGACCCCGCACTGAATGCGTGGGCTTTCACAGGCGCAGGGGGAGCCATCGTAGCCATCCCCTCTATTTATGCCCTTTCGGGGTTCTTTTCAATTGAACTCTACTGCGGAGGGTAGCCCCATTGCGGGCTTTGTCGCCAAATTCGCACGCCTCCAGAAGGAGGTCGGGACCCAGAGAGCGTACGTAATCTGCGACAGCCGCCTCGACCTGAAGTTGGCATCCAGGGTCAACGCCTCCCACAGCGTGCAGGGTGATTCTCGTATTGCCATCAGCGACTGCTTGAGCCTCTGTTGCGTTCAACGGGAGCAAGGCCATAGCCGCCAAAGCGAACGCGCTCGCCGAGCGCACCAATATGGTGCCCGGGGAGTTGATGTTTAATTCCAGCTCGTTTTCAGTATCCGGGGCAGTCGGCAGCAATGCCGCATCGACGAATGAGCTTGTGGTAAGTAAGGTATTATTCTCTGCGGCATTTCTAGCGGCCGTAAGTCCGTTGAACCAAACGGAGGCCACCAGATTATCGGCAGACGTGAAGCGCTCTTTCGACGTTCGGAACGTCGCGACAAAATTGTCCCGCCAAACATAATTCTCATAGGCGAGGGCGTAGACATCCTCATGCTGGTCAATCCCGACGGGAAAAAATGCCTGCGGATTATGAAGCTTTTCAAGCAGCGTCTGCCGCATAAATCGTTTCTCAACGGACGTGCGCCAACGGACTTTTCGGCCTAAATAGGTGAAGGTCTCTTCGCCATCCTTGGCCTCCACGCGGATGGGCGTGCCCGGCTCATCCGCGATCTCGCCGATCAAAACTTCACGGCGCCACCCCGGCGGCGGGACAACGATGAGATCACCCTTCTTCGCAGTTAGAAGCAGCCCCTTTACAAAATTGGCATTTCGTTGAGGTACGCCGCTCTTACGCCTCCTCCGCTGACCTTTGCGCCGCGGCCCGGTCGGATTACGCACCACGTGGTCGAGAGTCGTGACGTGCAGTAGCGCGTCGTCGCTCCACGTCGCCGGATTTTCAGAGAGATTATCCAGACCGCGCACATCTAGGAATATGACGCTCTCGTTGAGAACGACGTCATAGAATTTGTAACCTTCACCGGGAAAGCACTTATAGACTTGGTGGTCGTAAGGCAGCGCGTACGCATCCAGTGCGATCTCTTCTAGCACCCATCATCCCCTTTGAAGGGAAGCTAAGCGGACTCTGCCCCTTGCGTCAAATCCGTATGCGGAGGGGATAGGCGCGCAGGATTGATCTAACTCGCCCTTCGCGGTTGGGCCATCGCCCCCAGGTGCGTGTTGAGTCGACTTCGCCTAAACCGCATGGCATCCGCCGCAAATGTGCAACCGCAAGCACCAGAGCGAAAAGGCCGTCCAAGCTTGGCTTGACCTCCATGGCGTCGCGATCGACGCCGATTGGACCGATCGGCCGCGACCCGGGCAGATCTTTCCCACGGGCAAGAAGACGCCGCGCTACGGCCTCGTCGTGCGCCGGCAGGCCGAGGGCAATCGCCCGTTCATCGCCCAGGTCATGGAGTGGGGCTTTCCGACTATCGTCAAGGGCGCCAAGGGACAGCCGCTGGTCAAGTTCGTCACCAATGCGCGCAACCTCGCCAGCCCGTTCTGGCGCAGCTCGCTCGCCAATGCCGCGAATCGCTGCCTGGTGCCCTTCACCCACTTTGCCGAGCCGCATCCGGAGGGCGGCAAGGGTGACGACGGCCTGCCGAAGCAGGCCTGGTTCTGCCTGCCTGACCAACCCGTCGGCGTGTTCGCCGGCTTCTGGCGACCGACCGACCGCGGCCCTGCCTATGCCTTCGCGACGTGCGAGCCCAACGCGATCGTCGCGCCGATCCATCCCAAGGCGATGCCGGCGATCCTCAAGCCCGACGAATGGGAGCAATGGCTCGACGGGACGGCCGCTGAGGCGGCCGCGCTGGTGCGGCCCTACGACGGACCGATGGACGTCCAGGTGACGACGCCGCGGCTCTCGGACGGCGGGGCGCTCGACATCGTCGCAGCCTAGAAGGCGAGCTCCCGGCGCTTCATCTCGGCCGCGAGCGACTCGGTGATGGGATCGCCTGCGTCGCCGTCCGTCATCTGCCAGGCGGCGACCAACTCCGCGTCGCTGGCCAGCGCAATCGCTTCGTCGCGGTCGGAAGGGTCGCCTGTGATCAGTCGGTGCATTCGATTGGCATAACGGCGCACGTCTCTAACGTCGAGTTCTCGCCGCCAGCGTCACAGCAATCCTTCCCGATGAAAACTCGTGAAGCCGTCGACCGAGACGACCAGGTGGTCATGCAGCCGGACCTCCATCGCGTTGCAACAGGTCGCGAGGGAGCGCGTGAAGGCAAGATCGCCGGGGCTCGGCCGGCAGTCCCCGCTCGGATGATTGTGCGCGATCAAGACGCCTTCAGCTCTGCTCAAGGCGATGGTGCGGACGAGATCGGCGACCGAAACCTCGATCGATGCCCTCGATCCATCGATATTCACCCGGCGGATGATCCTGTGCGCATCGTCGAGACAGAGCAGGACAAGTTGCTCGAGCGATCGGCCCGCCAACTCCGCGCCCAGATAGGCCAGAGCATCGTCCGGCGAACCAATCCTCCTACCCATCTCGTGCCAACTCTCACGAGCAACAGGGATAAGCAAGCGAACAGCGCTAGTAGCGAAGTAAGTGTTAACGCCAGAATTATTGTCGGCGGGAGCGGGAAACTCGACAGAAAGCTTGCGAGCATCAAAGCACCGAGCGCGATCGAGGCGAGTCCACGTTGCGCCATGATTGGCAATCCACGTATGGAACGGGGTGGCAGCCCGTAAGATGCCTTCTGCATCGCCCGCAATTGGTCGTAGCTCAGGTGTTCGATCTCGGCATAGTCGCCCCAGCTGTGCTTGTACCGGACCGCGGCCGCAAATTCAGCGAGGCGCTCGCGTTCGGAAGCGCGGGCGGTCGCGGCCTCGAGCCAACAGGCATTGGTTATCAGCCTATCCTGCATTGCGCAGCGCGACATAGGGGTGCTCAGCCCGTACCAACTCTTCCGCCTTCGCCGCCGCCTCGAGCTCAGCCGCGGTACCTTTCGGCGCGATTGACCAGTTTGAAAGGACGTTCGTCGCGAGCGGAAGATACCGAACTTCGCCGACGACATCCCGCCAGCGCTCCTCCGAGCCGCCCGCCGCGCCGGTCAGGATCGCGACCAGGACTTCGCCGAGCTCTGCTGGTGTGGGGATCATTGGGGCGGCCCGGTGAGCAGCTGCTCGTATCGCGCGGCAATCGCCCGCCACCGCTCGACGCCGGCAGCATCTCCAGCCAGGGCGAGGGCACCGATCCGCTCCGCGATGAAGGCGGGACCGCCAGCACCGTGCATGCGCTCGACCGCGAGGGCCTCGGCCAGGCGCTCTTCATCTGGGGTCAAGTCAGCACCGCCGACAAGATAGCCCCGGCCACGAGCAGGATCACCGCGTAGACCACGCGATGCCGCTGGTCCCATGCCTCGGGAACCGGCGCCGTCCAGCCATCCCTGAATTCGTGAAGCTGGGCGCGAAGATCACCGGATCGGCCTGCAATCAGCGCGTGCCCGGCTTCGGTGGCCGACGCGCCTGAATTGGCGAGCGTGAAGCTTTGCTCGAGGTAAGCCGGAGCATTCGCGATGTGCAGTTCGAGTTCGCCCGCAACGGCGTCCATGCCTGCGGCCCATGCCCGCCCGCGATGCCGGATCTGAAGCGCGACTTCGTCGGCTATCTGCTTCAGCGCCAGCGCGGATTCCTCCGCGTAGATACGCACCGCCTTCTTGATCGTCGCTCCGCTCTGGAGCTGGCCCGCTGCGGACTGCGCCGCATGCAGCGCATGGCAGCCAGCCTTGATCCGGTCGCCGGCCGCGGAGAATACCGATCGCGCTCGGGCCGAGATTTCCGAGGGCGTCTTCATGCCAGCGTCCCCGGGGACCATGGATCGCGCGCGCCAAGCTCGCGCTCATCGACCTGGAACAGTTGTGCGAGCGCTAGGCGCTCATCCTCCGGCAATCGTCTTGGCGTCCCCCGTCGGACGAACTGCTGCAGGTAGGCGACGTTGCGTCCGATCAGGCGCGATAGCTCAGCCAGGCTCTTGCCGTTCGCGGCTGCGAGTTCGTCGATGCGAATTCGGGCGCTGTCGGGACTGGCCTGAATTTGAGAGCGATTCGCCATGCCAGCGAAGCTGCGGGCGAATTTCCAACAGTGCAAGTTTACGCGTCTCGCGTAAGATCGGCGTTGCGGCGCCCAGCCAATTTGGCATAGTGATCAAATCAGCATCGGTTGCCCCCGGTGGAACGAAGCAGTGGTGGACTGCTGCTTCGTGGTGAGCCCAGAGGAGGGCAACCGATGCTGACAGCCAGTGGTTTCGTGGACACCGACCGGGTTGCGCTTGAGTATGGCCTCGAACGCAACGACATGACTCTGCGTTCGCGGCGGGAGTCGCGCAAGGGTGTATATGGTTAA